CCACCGCCTGTCTCTGCAGTAATCGTCAAGTCATCACCAGAAACGGCCATGAACAACAACCAACGGCCTGCAGTGCCTTTGAAATCATCAGTCACTTGGATGTATTGAGTTGTGCTACCTGCATCAATACGAGCGCTAAAGTCCCATCGGAAACCTCTAGTACCCATATTCACTTGAGCTTCACTAGATAAGTTGTGATGAATCCCTACCGGATATGCGGTTGTGTTGTCAACGATGTGTAGAAGTTGGTCATAACCATACTGATTTTCTACAACCGTTACATGCCCGCCTGTATCACTGGCGTTTAACTCCCAGTCGCCTTGCTCATCTATAAGGCCCGTGCCTACATCCGCATAATAAGATGCAGAATAAGGGGCTATAACTGTAGCAGCGCGTATTGATTCTAAATAGTTCCAACCACCTGCAACGTATGTCTGCGCTCGGCCTGTTAACGGGTCTGCACGTAGGTTGCCTTCTTCGAACGTCTTGTCACCAAAGTCGATAGCTTTTGGTAAGCCTAGGGCGCGAGTGTTAGATCGCACATCTAAAACCAAGTGGTCGCTCTTGTTCTTCGGTAGTTGAACTAAAGACCATGAAGCGCTTAGAATACCAATGTATACACCACCACTAGCGCCACGCTTAACCTTAATGATTCCATCTGTAGGGTAGTCGATAGTTATTAGCTGGTATTCCCCTTTGTTTGTTGGTTGATTCACAGTGATTACTTGCAAGCTGTTATCGCTTGAATCAAGGAATTCTATTACGCCAGCTGCACCTTGTGCGACAAAACTAGTTGTTACACCTACCGTAAGAGTGGCTGTTATATCAGGAACAAGTAACGTAACAGCGGGTACTGTAAATGTCATTCTAGGGGTCGCTGATGGCATGGTAAATCCTGGCACTGTATCACCACCTAAATGCTGGTGAAGATCAGAAACCCAGCCAGTCGCGCCCTCGTCCACATCCATTGATAGAGTGCCAAACTCAGTATCGATAATATTAATATTTGGAGTGGCACTACTGTCGTAACGATATGCTGGTGAATCATGCGTAGTGGTAGCAGAACCTGATACAAGCAAACCATGCTCAAATGCTTCTAGCGTCTTAGACTGGCCCACTCGATGAATTACACGGTCATCATGAAACTGTATGTTTGATCCAGTTGCCGATGGGTTGCCTACGAAGTCACATTCGATACCACCAGTAACACCGGTTGATATATCCTCATCGACCCAGCCTGATACATCTATTTTCTTAATTACTACTTCACCCGCGATAGGGGTGTGTATATCGAGCGAGCCGAATGACGCATCGGAACCATACTTAACTGGTAAGCTATTAACTATAGTCCAAGTGAATGTCTCGTCTATATCGAGTAAGAACTGTAAATGGACTTTATCAGTGGTTGTTGATGACTCTCTTAATAGTCGATACTCTTCTGCTGTACCTTCTGGAAAGTTAGATACGCGATTGGTTACTGACAGCCCACCGAAATGATCTATACCTCGGCCTGCATAAGCTCTTAGTTGAAGCTCTATTAGAAGATTTGAAGTGGTGCTTTTACCATAAATAACTAGACTGGCAGTTAGTGCATCCGCCGTACCTGTTGCGATTGCATCCCAAGATGCCAAGTTAACCCAGCGGTTATTAGGGTTCTGCTCTTTAACTACCTTGTTGTGCGTAAGGTCGCCAATTACAGCGTCTTTATTAATGAACCCCAAGTCTACTATTACTTGTCGTGTTACATAGATATATAGGTCATCACAGTCTTTCGGTATGTCATAAACTACAGTTTTGAAGTTCACTTCATCTTCATTGATACTGTTGCCATATGACGGAGTTATCTCGGTGCCGCCTGTGGTCGCATTACCGTTGAACACCCATATTCTACGATCCCCGCTGCTAGAAGTGGATTTAGCGGTAGCGTAGAACTTATTGGCCTCAGTAAAATACTGATTCTCTATATGTATTTCAACAAATGCTAAGTTCGGATCTGTTGGGTCATCAGCGCCGTAACCAGTTGTGAACCCTATGTCACCATCTACTGAGTAAAATCGAGGGCGAACACGGCCAAGCGCAGTATCGAAACGGGCAGGGACGCCCATGCCTTGAATAAACTCATTCATTCCTGAATACGAAAAGTCCTGCTCATGAATCAAGCTTTCTCGCGTAGCTACATTGTAAATCCTAGGGAGTAATCCATTTGTTACGCCTTTAATGGCTGTTGCATCTAAGCGATTGTCACCGGCTAATGACTCTAATAGCTCTACGTGTTGCGTTGGGTTTACTGTTGACTCTACTGACGCTTCAAACCAAAGTGATGAATCGAACGCACCGGCAGGGGAGGTTATCGCGTTCTTTGACTTCCAGTTCTTACCTGTCGTTGGTTCGTGTACGAAATCACCCGCGCTATAATCTGTAGCAGTTGCATCATATACGTCATATTCAGATGAGCCGCGCAGTTCATTTACTTCGATATCAATAGAGTTTAAGTGTTTAGCGGCATCTAGTATTGTCGCTTTCTCCCACTTTGTCGCATCCCAAACACCGGTAACGGCATTTTGTTTACAAGTCCACGAATAACCTAAGTGCAACACCTCGTCATCTGTATTGTATGTAGTTGATGTACTATAAGCTGCAGGCTGTGGGCCGCCGCGCAATTCATCAACATGATCAACTGTAGCTGCGTCATGAGTCGATTTTAAAATGTCGATTGAATAAACTACTTGACCACCTATACAGATATGCAAGTCTTGAGAAATATAGCTTTCAGCATCTGGGGTTGTGGATACGTTCCAGCTAATTGTTGACTGAGTGTTTATAGCTGTATGTTCTTCATTACCATGTATAGGTGTTAGCTTAACGCCTGTCGTTGTTGGGTCGCCTGAATAGACTGTTATTTTCTGGCCATTAACACCGCTTGATACTGCTTCGCGGTGCATCTCCAAAACCATATCGTGCTGCAAGCTAAATGCAGGGATTATGATTTCCATGATTTGAACGTCGCCGGTTTCATCAGCATTGGCCGCACCACCATACACGCCAAATCTAGAGCTTGAATGATAAACATTAGGAGCGATACGATCATTTGTTCTACGCCAAGAAGCGCCTAGTCCCATCCCTAGAATGCCTGAGTCAGCGTCTGCAAAACTTAGTGTCTCACCATGAGCAAAATTAGCAGCACTTACGGCAAATGCGGTTGCCGCACTTAATTTAGTTCCGGCTAAAATAGAACCCCAGCGAGCTACTTTATTAGGAAGTGCGATATCTGTAATGATCTGTCGTGACACGTATATATGCACATCATCAGAGCTTGCAGGGATATTAAAATAACGAGTTCTAGAGTTTGTTGTAGCGTTAACCTGTTCGCCTAGCGTTATAGGCAACTCTGTGCCACCGGCTGTCGCATCACCATTGTAAGCCCATATCTTTCTAGTTTCGTTTGCCGAAGAACGTGAAGACGTGATTCGTATCTCTTGCGACTTAGTGAAGAACTCTTTAGGTACTACAATCTCCATTAATGTCGATGCTGGATCTGTTGGATCGTCACCATTGCCACCAAAGAAACCAACGCTACCGCCTGAGCTGTAGTAAATCGGTTTTTGTCTAGTTGACACAGTAGAAAAGCTAGCCGGTAGCCCGATTTGCTTAATGAAATCGTTAGCTCCGCTTTCTGAAAATGAATCACCATGCGAAAGCTTTTCTGCTTGTGCAACCTCGTAGACTTTAGCAAGTAACCCTTTTGCTGATACATCGAGATCTTTAATGGCTGTTGCATCTAAGCGATTGTCACCGGCTAGCGACTCTAATTTATTTCGGATCGTTCCAGCGGTATCGCCTACGCTTGCCGGTATCCACTTTGTAGCGTCGTAAGTTGAAGGCATGTCTTCACCGCCCCAACGCTCTGACTCTACACCGACTTCAATTTGCGTGAACTTATTAGTATTGTTAAATAGTTGGTCTAGGTTAGCTGCGCCCCAAGTGTCGCGGCCCGCTTCATCTGTGAATGGTGAAACGCTAGGTACGAAAGGAACGGCAGAACCACCGCCGCCAGAACCACCAAGAACGGGGCTTATAGTATTATCAAACATGTTTATACTCCTTAGTTAAGTGGCGTTGATTTTGCTATTAGGTCTGTTGCTACGCTCATGCCTGTAACCTCGACAAATATGTTGTTGTCTTTGCCTACGGCCATTTGTATGTTTATTTCGTCGCTGTATTCCGCTATCTCTGTGACGCTGCTTGTTGTTCCGTCAGATAATACGAGCTGCTTTTTAATGAATATCGTGCCGCCGCCAAGCGTCCCGAAAATTGATAGCTGCTCACGGCCAGTAGGTGATCGGTCAACGATTTGAACTTGCTCTGATGAGCCGGCTGCGTTTGTAAATTTGTGTTCGCGTATATTCGCCATTTGAATTCCTTAAATTTCAGATATAAAAAAGCCCCGCATATAGCGAGGCTGTTATTTTTTATTTTATGGTTAGTTAAGCTTCGTGCTATCCACCGCTTAACTCCCATACTTGAAGTATGTTGTTTACGGTGTCTTGATATGAATAAATAAGCGCGTTTCTGCTATAGTCATATGAAAAACATCCAGCAGTAGAGCCTGAGATAGTGTCGATTGGTATATTTAGAGGAATCCAAATCCCAGTATCGCCTATATTTGGCTTAGGTAAATATTGAGGGTGTGTAACGCCACTAGAGTTACTGCCGATCACGACAATACCCTCACCAACGCCTACGGCTTTTGAGTATCTTGTATCTAGGGTCGGAGCTATGAAGTTAATGCATGGGTTGTCATAAGTCTCACCCACTCTATGCCCCATGCCGTAGAAGTATGATCTAGTACCATCCCCTGTGACTTCAAGCATTCCTGACTCAGTTCTAAGCGTTGCTCTTAATCTTGAGTATGTACTTGACCCTGCTTGCGGGTCAATGTACGACCATACGCGAGTAGACAAGTCATAGAAGTAAGCTCTTGCACCGGCTCCCGAACCAGACTGAGGAACAAAGCCAACTATAAACCCAGTCCCATACTCATCAACACCATTAGTAAAATAGCTCACCATATCCGTTCTGGATGATGGCGTTGCATCTTCTGTATATTGCTGGATGTTTATGTCGAATGTCTTTAGGCTTAATGTGGCAGCAAATGCAGCGCATCTAGCGCCGCTGTTTGAGTCTGTGTTTGATGAACCACCTACAAGTATTATCTCGTCATCTGTCACCATAGACTCAATACCAGAATTATCCGTGAACCTAGCTCGATACCCCTCCGCTGTAATGCTTACCTCTTTATTTAGCAAGCCATCACGGAAAACCTTTAGGGTCCCTATTGAAGATCCAGTTGCGTGAACCTCCATAGCAATTATGGTTCTAAAGTCTTTAGATATAGCTACGTGTTTTGTAAATCTTGATGAAGATACTGTATTTTGAGCGGCGGCTCGTTGCTTCCATGATTGGACGCCTATTTGGAATATACTGAATCCATGAATAGGCGACCAGTCTGTCGTGATAACTGCACGGGTTCTTAACGTTGTCCCCGTGTACCGAACCCGAACAAAGTAAACTTTACCTGCCTCAAGCGGCGTGATACCCGCTATACCTGTGTCCCATACAGATATAGGTGGCAGCACACCTGAATCATCACGGATAACAGCGAAATCAATTGTCTCTGATATTTGAAATTGGGAACTTGTGTGAACGACTCGCCCATCAGGGACTGCCTGAAATCCAGTCGCACGAATTAATGGTGTTGTGTCTACAATCTCTTCATTGGCTGTGGGATTTGTAATAATCGGAACAACAATCCCCTCATCAATTACTGTCGCTGTGAACTCTGAATCTTCGCCATTCTTACTGACTATGAATATAAGATCTGATCCAGTAAAAGCAACGTCTACAACCATAAGTAATAAATTACCATTGATAGACCCTGTAACATTATTTGGGGTAGTAAGAGTATAATTAGAAAAAGAATCTAAGTTGGTAATCGTCCAGTAGTTAGTTGCGCCACGATATACCTCTGTATCACCACTAAGGTTAACAGCAGAACCACCGCCGCCAGACGGGGGGTCTATAAAAATTAAACTGTCAGTGCCGTCAACACTTAGTACTTGCCCGTCAGTTCTGGTAAGCGGAACCTCGTTAGGGTTGATGTTCACTATAGGTGGCTGTCCTGTTTTGCTTTCAACTAGTCGGCCACTGGCGTCGTAAGACACATCCTGAACTACTATCCCTGACGAACTATCAATGAACACCAAGTTGTTAGAAGCGTCAACGCTCATCACTTGGCCTTCGTTACGAGATAGAGGGACTTCATTAGGGTTGATATTTATTACTGTCGGACCACTTGTTTTAGCTTCTATTAGTCGGCCATCTGAATCATAAGAAACATCCTCTACAGTAGCGCCTTGAAATACTCCGTGCTTTACTTTTGTCACTCTTTGAGTTGTGTTTTTTACTTTTACATTGTGTTCAACTTGCGTGATTTTTGATGTTCTTCTATCTGACATCGGGAGTCCTTAAAACAGAGTTTCTTTAACTGTAAGTATTCCGTGGATAAGTATTACGTCATCATCATCTGAATACTTGACCCTTACCCCCATGTTGTAATCGCCAGCTTCTAACGGTGCTGTCTGGTTCTGATCAAGAGATGCTCGAACGTTAAATGAATCAAGTAATTCAAAGTTGAACTCTGTTACGCTAGATGAAAACCCCTCTCTAACTCCGCCGCTAATGGTTGCGCCAATAAAGCTTTTTTCGACACCGTTAACCTCTTCGGCTAAATCGATGTGCCAATCTTCGCCACGGTATAACGAATCTCTGTAAAATTTGTTTGAAGGCATAATGTGTCCAATTTATTTTAGGCATAAAAAAACCGCCTAAAGCGGATTACGGTATTTTGTCCTGTCACACGTTTGACCAGGATGTATTTTTACGGGATATTATTCTTACAGGTTAGAAACGATGTTACCCGTATATATATACGTTTTATTATAGAAACCTTGTGGGTGTGTTTCTGTGCCTGTTCGGACTACGCGAGAGGCGTCGAAGTATAAGTTTGTGCCACTTGTTCCTGACGAGTAACCCCCTGACGTTAATCCAGAACCAAACGATATTGCGCCAAGGTCCATATCTGGTATCTTATTAATCCCAACAAAAGAGCCTGTAATATTCTGGATCTGATCTTGAAAACCCTGATCTAAATCTGACTCACTACCATTAGCCGAACGACTGAACCCACCGCCGCCAACTGTAGGCACTCTGAATGTAGTTGAACCATTGCCGGTTGAATATAAGCTGCATGAGCTAATAGGGGACGATATAACGATTGAACTATAATTAAATTCAGACGTTAAGTTCTCTGGGTGTAACTGTAACCATGCCCACAATGCCGCATAAGTTGTACGACTTAACTCAGTGCCGTTCTTCTCAATCAATCCGCTGTTAGCGTTTACGGTCTTTGGTGGTAGTGAAATCTCTTGCCCGATAAACATAGCGTTAAGCTGTGTCATCTGCTGTTCGATGGCTTGCATACGATTTGCATAAGTACCACCGCCAGAGAAAAAATTATCTGTTGAACTCATTTAGATATCCTTATAGTTCGCAATCAATAGTTAAACCGCCGTATGCGTACCAGCCATTACCATGCGTGGAAATGCTGGTATTTCTTACAATGCAATCAAATCCAATCATATCCCCATTATTATAGTGAGGCACGATTCGATCTCTTTCTTCTACCCAGCCTGTAGATGGTGAACCTTGCCCCGTTGCCCATGCTATAGAGTTTTCATCACCTTTTCGCATAGCTGTATTAAATGAAAGATAGGGAATAGCAGCATAACCAGAAGCATACACGGCGAATGGCATTCTGATAAACCCAAAACCTTGATAGTACCGCTGACACTTAGCTAAGTTAGTCTGTGGATCGTCTGGCTCGAATGGGGTAGCGACTGAACTTACTTCTGCTTTTACTTGGGTGATATTAACGTCACCTGAACCTATGAACGAAATATCTACGAATGAATCAGGGAACAATGGGCTTCCTAACCTATCCTTTGCTGCAAATGTACTTGAATAATAATTCCAACCATAAATAATAGTGTGCTTTTCAAATTCATCGGAATAATCAATTATAAATTCATCACCTGCATTGCTCGTTGTATATAGCCATACCCCAACCGTTACTGATTCTCCTGATGTCAACATCCCACCGTCCTCTATAACTTGACGGACAGTGCAGTCAGATCCATAAGATTGTTCAGTGGCGGTTGTGTATATAATACGCGCTGATGTTCTAACCCTTTGGTTTTCAACTAAGTGACCATTAGCTTGTTCATTTCTACTAATTGCCATAGTTGCCGAGTTTGCAAGTACAGCTCTAAATCTATCGGCCGAACCATAGCCTGCTGTATCTTGATAAGTACCACGTTGCCATACTGAAAAATCACCGTTGATAAGCAGGTTAGGATTACTACGCAGACCTAATTGCGATTGTGTTTGAATTGTCATTTTGATTCCTATGCTGTGCGCTTCCAGACGTTAATATCAATCTGCGCGCCTCGAACGTTCAAAGTTGCACCTGACGAACCAGTGTAGGCTGAATAACCGCTATAATTAGGAACGTTAAAAGTGTGGTTGTGCGTGTCGCTTGACGTTGTTGCGTTACCTAGATTTGACGATCCGCCTGCGTCAGCGTAGCCAGAACCACCATCGCCAACAATTGTAAATGTGTGGTTATGGGTGTCTGAACTGGTTGTTGCGGCTGGGTGGTTATGACTGATCCCGTGTCTATGCTGAACCACCGGCACTGCTGGATTATTACTACCGCTAGCTGTACCTGATTGGTTTGAGCCATTACCAAAACTTAACGAAGCATCACCAGTGATTAACGCCCAAGTGCCGCCAAATAAAGTACTCGGGTTAATCGCATCCATTCTTAAAACAACTGAACCTATGCCATGAGTTTTATCAATCCAGTCTTGAATCGAATCAGCTTTAGCCTTTACCATATTCAACTCAGTTTGAACTGTATCACCAGAATCAGTAGACACCATTGACGCTTTAACGTCTGACTCAAGCAAGTGATTCCACGCTACGATATAAACATATGACTCACGGGATAGCGGTGTATTTAGAACAACGTTCGTTCCTGTTGCCGCATTGAATTCTGTTTCAGGAAGCTTGTAACCGTTAATGTATACGTCAACAAAACCTAAATCGTAATCAATCGAAAACGTATCAGTACCGATAGCGAATGTGTTTTTAACTTGAGTTTTAATTGCCTGTGGCGCTTCTGACTCACCTACTGCATTAACGATTACCCAGCCTAGTACGTCATCAAGGTACGACCAGTATATGTATGCGTATTCTGTTGATAGCGTAAAATCTTCATCACTACCCATGATCTTATCGGTGGATGTAAGAATCATATTATTGCCACCGGCTGAGCTATCGCCATAGATACCAGTAACGAACCAATCATTAACCTTCTTGGTCGGCGCTGTGACGGTGCAATCTCTTAAAGTAACGTCGAATGAATACGCATTTTTTGCCTCTGCAGAAATAGCAGATGCCGCTATCACTTCGAAGTCAGGTACGCCACCGCCACCAATAGAACCCCACTCGGTTCCGTTATGGCCTTGGAAGCCTTCTGTATCGTTATATCGGAATTGAGCCTTAACGCCTGCCGTCGCACCTTCAACAGGAACGATTAACTTGCTTACCGCTGTGACTGTTGGCGCTGTAACACTACCGACAAATAACGGCGCGGTTACAGTGCTATCAACTTTCATTTGACCGTCACCAGATAAAGACATTGCAGCTTGTCCGGTTGGGTTCGTGCTGCGTCTAAATATCCAGCCTTGATCAGGATTTCCCATTGTAAATGTTGTTGCATGAGCTGTAACCGCGCCGTAGTCATAAGCGTCTGACATACCAATCGTGTATGTTGATGAGTCTCCCCACAAACAGTATTTTTTAGTATTACTAAGAGCGCTTACATTATGAAAGCTATTGTTAGATGAAATTGCTAAGTTGCTAGCGCCTGTTCCATCAACATAAATACCGCCATCAAACCGACCGTATCTAGACGAAATTAATGGCCCTGTCATAGTGTCGCCAGACTTTTTAACTCGGTTATCTGCTACTTGATCAATCGCTGCTTGAGCGTTGCTTTCTGTAATATCATCATGAGGGATATTAACTATCTGCGAGGCGGTGTAATCACCGTTGTCACCTACGATCACACCTTGACGGCCATGAACAGATATTACTGCGTCACCAGTCTGTAGATGAACAAAGGCACCAACACCACCGGAACCTGCCCATACAAGTTGATCTTGATCGAATACGATATAATCGGTAGCAGAACCAGACGTGCCGCCCATTCTAACCGTGACGCCTGTTGACTTATCTGCAGCGTCAAGCAGGACTACATACGTGTAACCACTTGGAATAGGACCGGTAGGCGCAACGCCTTGCATGATGTTGGGGTTATTTGGATCTCCGCTCACCGTTAGCGTCGTAATCGGCGTTGGGTCTGTAGACCTTGGATTAACTGAGCCTCTAAGCTCTGAGCCACTACCAAAACCTGCGAATAAATTATCGCGAGTAATGCGTTTTTTGATTCCGCTAGGCTGCTCTATTAATAAAACGTCTGACCCGTTAGCCGTTGTTGTTTCTGATGTATTCCCTATATCAACTTTTAAATCAACACCTGCAGAAAGGCCACTGTTTAATGGTGTGTTAACTCCAACTTTATCGCTTGCTATATTTAACCCGCGATCAGTGTTTACCTGAATAGTCCTATTCGAAGCTAAATCACCACCGCCGCTAAGCCCCTCACCCGAAATAATCTGTCGTGACGTTCTTACCACAGTGCTATCAACTGAAACCGTCGGGCTATCTATTAATTGTGGACTGGTAATATCAATGCCGTCACCTTGGTTAAGTGCAGGCTTAACATATTCCATTAAGTCGCCAACCCTATTTACGGCCATAAATGAACTTGCAGATTTTACCTCTGGCGTATCAGTTAAAGAATCGATGCTAGTTGGTACTATTAATCCGTCAACGTAATCTACAATTGTGGCATTTACGATAGGACTTGAAGGGTCGGTTATCAGGTTTACCTCTTCATATACAACCTCAATAGGCATAGCTTAACCCTCTATAATGTTATTTTATTTACTTGTGTATTTCTGAATATAAATCCGTCTACTTCGAATCCTGATTTCATTCTTCCGTCTTCAACTAGATCGGCTATTACTTCAAACGTACCAGTTATAAACGTGCCTGTTTGTGCTATCGGGGTTCCACTATTAATAGTGCCTTGTATCTCATACGGCACTGTTATTGAATCACCAGATCCTAACGGCAATAATGTCTCCCCGATTGCCTTGGTAATCGAGAAGCCAAGCTTTCCATTTACAGCGTCAATCTTGGTTATCGGGAATTCAAAAAACAAACTTGATTCAGTGTGCTTTGCTTGGCCAAGTATCACCCAGTCAGTTAAATCAAATGGCAGTCTTGTTCCGTCATCGGCTATATTTGTCATCGTGAATGTATGTCGTGACGTATCGTTTCGTCTTATCTTGATCGGTATTTCTGCAGCTATAATCATTTAACCCCCTAGTAAAATTCAGGTATAAAAAAGGCCACTCAATCGAGTGGCCTGTGTTTATCTTTAGTTATGTAATTGAACTACCTTGCCTGAATATTTGAGGTAGTATATTTTGTGCTGACCAAGACATACTTTCAGTATTGGTATACGATATCTCATATAAATAAAACCTAGTCTGGTAAGTATGAGCGTTACCATTGATAACAACCGAATAAAATGGAATGTTAGGATCAGTTCTATACACACCAGAGCCAGCACTTGAAGAGGTTGCGGTTTTTTGAGTAGCATTAACCCAAGCGCCACTATCAATTTTGACTTGAAATCTTAACCCTACAGTGGTGCGTTTAGTTGAGTTTGAATTTGTAGCCCCATACGAATCTAACTGAATGGAAGGTAAGACCAATATTCTTGACGCTGATGATGCAGACGCCCCTATACTGCCTGAGTACAGCGTCTTGTAGAAATTATGCACTGCACCTGAATCATAAGCGGCTATACTTTTTACTGTAGCGGAAACAACATCGGAATCTATCTTATCTGCTTGTACTGTACCTTTAAAAATATAGGTGTTAGCTGCAGGGTTAAAATCTAAAACAGAAGTATTTGAGTTGCCAGCATACATTATTAATCGGCCATCGTAGCCCCAGTGAACACGTCTATAACCACCGTCTTGAACTCGCATAAATTCATTACTTGAACCTGCTGCGCCGGCTCCTGAAAATCTAACGTAGTTACTTGATGATGTTGAACGTCCGACCGTCAATGTGCCTGTTATACTCCCAGATGTAGCATTGATCTCACCTGTAATATCCGCTCTGGATGCATACATGTTACCAATTTGATCAACTCGGAAAGGTGCGCTTGTTGGCGTTGCATGTCCAGCGTATATTCTCCATGTTCCTGTGCCATCCAGCACGCCAACGTTATTACCTGAGCCTGCAGTTATTGTCGTGGCCGATGAGATCTCGTTGCCGGTGATTGTATCCGCATCAATTTCACGCGCTGTAATTGAATCGGCTGTAATCTTATTGCCGTTTAAATTCTCAATTAATGCGTTCTTAATTAACACCCGCCCATCTTCTTCAACTGAGAAAACAGCCTTGTTTACGTTGCTCTGCAGTACAGTCCAATGAGCGGTATCAGTTGGCAAGAAACCAACTGATATAGACTTACATTCGTACAGACCTGTAATTTTAGGCGTATGCTCGTATAAGACTTTGTCGCCTACAAAATAAGGGGTTGAGTGGAAGTAATAAGGTCTACCACCTACACCCATTAACAATTGGTTGGCAGCGATTAAAACTGTTGTGTCTTCCGTTGCAGCATCTGCATATATGCCTATACCAGTAACGTAATCACCATCAGCAGACTTAAATACTTGCTCTGAACCTTCGGCCCCTTCTGGGTTTCTTATCTCATCGAAGCGCGGATCTATCGGAAGCTCAAGATCAATAGTCGTTGGTATAACCGTTATTTCAGGCGACAAAACTAAACTGTCGTTACCGAACAAATCAACATGAGCAAAACGGATGTAATGATTTAACTCGTCAGGCCAGATGTGAGTGAATAAATTGCCTACCTGTTCCTTTAGAAAGCTTGTATCGTCAGGGGTGAAGCCTGCGGTTGTCGATGTGTAAAACCTAGTTGCCCTGTAATCACTTTCAGGGACGGTATCCCAAGTTATAATCGTTGTTTGCAACGCTGTTGTATCTACTATTCCCGCCGGTGCAATACACTGATTGTTAGTTTCTGTAAACACAGAACCTATATCGAGCTGTGACTTACTCCCGTCGAGTGCCACGATATAAACGTTCGCGGTTAACTGTCTTATTCTTGCGGTGTTCTGCTCGAACGTGAAGATGTATTCATTAGATGCGGCTTGAAACGAAGCAAGCAAAGTAGAACCGTTTAAAATATCAATCTGATAGTGAGAGAAGTAATCTCTAACAATTGGATTGTTAGGGCTGGTCGGGTCTACATCAATAGGAAGAACTACCGATTGCCCCAGCATGTCATCCCAAGACCAATAAAAATCACGGGTCGTTGCGTCACATGAAAGACCGGTTACAGGCGGGAAGGTAGCAAGCTGACTAACCACCTGATTTAATAGCTGCGTCCAGTTTGAGTTTCCGTAAAGATTTGACCATGTTCTAACCCTGAAATCGTATGTGTCAGGATATAGGTTAGGCAGCTTCCACTCAGCAGATGATGTACGGCCCAGCGTTTTCCATGAGCTACTTGAAGCGGTTTTAATTTCTACATCGAACTGTGACTCAGTCTCGTACCAAGTTCTTGACCAAGCCAACGTCGAGCTGCCTGTGGTGATTAAATCATGCAGCTTGAAAGTTATATTTGTAGGCGGTGAAACGATAACAGGCTTGCTTGGCTTTGAACCGCCGCCGCCGCCATCAGCCGAACCGGTGTAAACACTTGGGTCATATTCAACGCAACTAAGCGTAGCAATATTCATCTTCTCAGCATTTACAGATTTCTTAATACTTGTTACTCGGAATTCTTTTTTATTCCAGTTTAGATTCACATCTGTAACTGTGATCACTTCGAATATTTTAACGTTATCTTCAAGCAGGTCGCAATCGAACTCGACTTGCTTTTGAAACTTATTCTTTCTTAGCGTTCTGTTTGCGAACAATTTAATTGAAGAGGAATCTAGGCCACCGCTTGAGCTACGGGTCATAGGCATCGATAACGTTTCTACCTGAATTCTTCCGTCTGCAATGATTGTGGGGTCTGTTATTACATCAGCAGGTAACGTGTACGTGTCCTGCTCATCATTAAGGTCTGTGTTCTTAAACTCAACCTCAACACAGTTCGCGTAGTTAGACGAAGACTGCTCTACGATGCCAAATGTACCATTGATTATATTGTCTTCATTGAAGTCATGAGATGCCATTTCAACGTCTTCATATTTAACTGTAATGAATCCGTTTTCAACGAATACAGTTAAACCGCCTGATTTGCAAATCGCTTCAATAGCATTACTGAAACTGCTTGAGTTATCAATCTGACCGTCTATTTTAACTGTGTTGTTGTCGCACCAGTTTGCGGCTGAGATGAATGAAGCTAAGTCGATGTATTTAAAATCGATTGATAACCCATAATAATCGTCCACTAGATAATCCATCAAAGCCAGCGCCGGATTACGGCCACACTCTCTGTTAATCGTCGGCACGCTTGGATCTGAATGCGTAAACTCTCTTTCACCTGTAGAGTGAAAGCGTGGGTCATACAAGGCTAAACCATCCACTAACAGATTCATTTTAAATGAATCTGAAACAATTCTAATGCCATCTTCATCTGTAATTCGTTTTGACTTTATAGCAACTGCGCAAACTCTGTCGCCGCGCATGTCTGCTGTCCACTCTCCATCGCCGTTATCAATGGCAAGTCCTAACGGAACCCCTGTATCTAGTCCCGCCCTGATTTGGATTGAGCACTGCTTCTCGAATCCATTTTTTAAATCGGAATCAGAAAATGTTAACTGGCCATTGCCACCGGTTGAAGTCTCTCGGTATGCACGCTCAGCAAGCAGAACCTCAACGTCATCAATGATAACTTGGCGAACATTGGTTACACCTATGCCGCAAGCAAATACATTAACAAGTACCTCTGAATTATTGTTAGATACATTATTCCAGCAAGGTACTGCGCCGGTGATGCATGTTCCATATACCGGATTACGACTTGCAGACGTACCCGACTTATTGACTGTGGCCCCGTTATCCTCTGCCCCTTCAATGTCGGGGGCTAATAACTCGGTCACTGCGAAAGATACAACCGCACTTACTAGTGCATATATAATTACGTCAGGCATGTTACATTCCTATATGCTGTTTTATTTAGAAAGTGCTTAGTGTCTATCAATGTATAAACATCATTAGTCATGCCGAATGTTTTATACCCAAGACACATGCTTACGTGTGAGCCGCTTACAAATACATCTCCTAGAGAGGCAAATTCTGGCGGTATCTCTTCGTAGTTATCTGACGACTCAATGAACTGCTCGATAGATGAATAGCCAAATTCTTTTCTCGCTACCCGCGCTCCACCAATAGCTGTCGTGTACCGGCCTTTAATGATCTCGTACATCTCTGGTTCGTATACTTCTAAAAACATAAGGTTGCAGCAATACTTTCCGTACTGATGCGTTTTGCCTCTGTATCCTGATAGCGTTTTAATCATTGTTTGTTTGTTCATTACGACTTCCAGATTTCTTCTTGAGCAATACTTGCAACGTATTTAAAAAAGTCATCACCAGCATGACGCGCCTTATGTGAGCTTTGGCTTGTTCTGCACAAGTCGGGGATCTTATCTAAATTTCCGAATACGGATTGAGTACCAATATTGATAGACATAGTTCCCGCATCGTAATCAATTTCAGTATTAGGTGTGTCGCAAGTTCCACGATGAAAAAACGCAGCGGTATTGTCTGGTACGACGTTTGTGTTATCTGGAAGTTGAGCAATTGAAATATCAATAGGGGCGCGCAAGAACCCGCCATTATCAATTTCTTGCCTGTACGCTGGGTCGATTCCGCTTAATGAAATAGACATGCCGATAGAAGTTAGTTCGGCCATGTTTTCGATTGACTCCATACCGATAAGGTCGCCAACGGCTGAATAGTTATGGCCGTTGTATTCAATGTCGAAAGAGTTTGATGTTAGTCGATGAACATTGCCCGACGGTGCGGCTGTTAAATCTAACGAGAGCAATACTACGTCTATCATAAAGCCTCCTTAAATTTCATTTTAACTGACATAAGATGCCCGTCACCGTAATCAATTTCTTGCATGTCGTTTTCTAATCGAACATTCATTACGGGGTTAATACCTTCAACCAGTGAGTTAATTAGCTGCGCTTGCCTTAGCGGAGGAAAGAACTTCATAATCCCACCGCTGGAAACGTCATCTTCAACAACATAGGTTTTAGTGTCATTTAAGAATGTAACAACCGAACCGGCCTCGATATGTCCACCAAAGGCGGATAAGGTGACTTGCGTTATCCCTATTCCTGCAGCGGTTGAAATGGTCGGGGCGGATCTTAATGTTGATGATTTGAAGTGAAGCGGTAAATCTAACGTGATTGATTCGCTTCTACCCTTACATTTTACAATGAACGCTTGCCATGCTTTTTGATTGGTTAAACCATATAAGCTTACATCCAAAGAACCTTCTAGCCGGTGCGTATTTCGGTGCTTCGACTTCTCTTTCAGGCTAAGTGATTCGGTTGTGAATGTAGGGATGTTATGAGTTACTGATACATTGGTAATCATTGCACCGGTGGGGAATGTTATGGCCATTGGTTTGTCTCCTTGGTTAGCGCTTCGAGCTTTTAGGCCGCTCTTTTTTAGCTTTATTGACGCTGTTCATAATTGTATTTCGATGCTTAACTAGTTCGCTTTGGAACCACTTCTGATCGGTTACGTTGCCTGATACGTTCATGGGTGCGTTTATCGTTATACTTCCACCGGCACTGCTGGGCATGTCATCGCCGAACTTCTTAACGTTAGACTTAGACATGACCATCTCACCTTTTTCTAACATGTACGTACCATCTGTAGGAACGCCGCCCATAGGCGTACCGTCATGGAATACACCGGCCAGAGCTTGCCCTGCGATCATGCCTGCTGACGCATAACCCAAACCCCTGATAAGCTCTGCATTTACCATCGCTTCCGGTACTGATTGGTTACTGTTATAAGCGAGCGCTTGTGCATAAGCTAAGTTTGAATTCATAATTGCTTGAGCAAATGCAAGCCCTTGAGTTGCCAAAAATGCAGCTTTTGCACCGGCTGAACTTTCTTCGTTAACTTGCCCGATTATTCCCATAGCCGCATTCGCTGCGCCTGCTAGCGCGTCTAGCGATTGTCTATTCGCATAATCAACTTTATTTTTAGCGTCTATCTGAATTTGAGTTGAGTCTTCTGCGTACTGCTTATCTAGTTCTATCTTTGCGGCATTGTGTAGAGCTTTATTTTCTAGCTCACCCTCAAATGCAGCATCAAGCGCTATTTTTTCAAGCTCATACTCAGCAGTAAGTACGGATTGTTTATCTGTGCTGTACTTTACGAAAGCCGCCAACTTATCTTGGTAAAGCTTATCGTCAAGCACTACCTGCTGGTCGGACATTGCTTTTGCTACGGCGTCACTGGCAGCGTTAGCTGTTGCAAGCTGTGCATCTAATTGAGGAGTTTTAGCGTCGCCTAGTGATTCTTTTAGGGTGGTCGCTTCTTTGATAAAGTCTCGAATGGTTTTCATTTGCAGGCTAAGGCGTTTCATCAATGAGTCATCTTCGCCGGTTGAGAATCCGTCTAGAATGCCTTTTATTTTCTCTGCGTCAGTTCTAAGCTTACCTTCATCTATGACTACCGTTTTGTCAGCTTTTTTAGATATCTCTTCAAGCTTAACGTCTAGGCCGTCAAGGGATTCTTGAGCCATGTCTGCATAGCTTGTTATTGAATCAGCAAAGTTAAACTGTTCGTGAGACTTTGTTATCTCTGTTCTTTCTTTGTTAAGTGACTTTGTTTTATTTATTGATTCATCTAACTGGCCATTAAGGTAGTTAATCAACTTAACTTCTTTTTCACCATCTTGGTTAGATAGTTTCTTGGCCTCAGAAATCCTAATTTGTAATGCGCGTCTTTTCTGTAATTCAGCGTTTATTTTAGCGTCAACCTCGCCGGTGTCTGCGTCGCCCTCACCTTTACCGGTAACGCTTGAAGGAAGCGAGTTTAATAATGCTTGTATGCCTTGCGCGACCTTTGCGATTGCGCCTAGAACAACTGACGCAAACGTTTTAGCAGCGACTAATATTCCCTGCTGTAAGTTTCCGCCACCAAGTTTTTTTAACGCTTTCTCGGCTTGCTCTGTAAGTGTTCCAAATGTCTTTTTAAACGTTGTGGCCAAGATCCCCAGCGTACTACCGGCTAATTCATCCCATAAAATTTTAAGCTCGTAAAAGCTTTCGTACATGCCGTTAACTTCACCAATGAATTGAGCGCTAGTACCGGCCCCTAATTCCTTGGCTCTATCTTGGAATTCTTGAAGAGATTTACCAGAACGTGAAAGCGTAGAGCTTAGGCGAAACATCGAGTCGTTGATCTCATCAGCCCAGAAACTAGCCTCACTAGTAGTCATCTTATCTAGCTCTGCAGTAAACCGGTCTATCTGCTCTGCAGGCTTTAGGTCTGCCCAGCTTTTAGCTGACTGTCCTATACGTGTGAAGAAGTTAACCATCGTGCCGCCGCCTTTCGCAGCGTCAACAATTCGAGCGTTAAGATCCTTCATGCCATCGGCTAAGTACTCTGTCTGCAGGCCAAGCGCATTAGTAACGTGAGACATTTGTGTGAACTTCTCAAGAGACACACCGGCTTGATCTGAAAGCCGTTGCATTTCTCGCTGCGCTTCATACGTTTTAACTGTAAATACGGCAAGACCAACAGCGCCTAGAGTCTTTGAAACAACGGCAAACTTAGCTATTTTCTTAGTAACTTTAGCTGTGGTTAACGCTAAAGCCTTTGATTGTTTGATCATCTTTTTCAGAGATTTATTATATGTCTGCTCTGCCTTTTTAACTTGGAGTACAAGCTTATTAGCACTAACGTTCATATCAATATTGACTGAACCTACCGTGACAGTCTTTGCCATCTATCCCACCTAATTGAAAAAGGATGCCGTAAGGCACCCTGTTTTTATCCAAATATATTGCGTATTTTATTGCCTATGGCCGCTTGGCTTTCATTGTCCAAATCGTCCAAATCAACTTCTTTAGCATCTTTCAAGAAAGGGTAAATATCATCGAAGGCCAGTACCTTTTGATCCTTTTTAGTTCGTTGTGCATTCATGATGCAGCTTGCAATTGTGCCGCTTTGAATCCAACTTGAACTAGGTAAGAATGGGTTTTGTTGTTGTAGTAGGTTTAGTTCGTGCAGGGTGTTGTAAGGTACTTCTGAAAACTGTTCTGGCGTTAATCCCCAGAACACCATTAACTCTAATGTGAATTGTCTAAACTTGTCTTTCTTGAAATCGCTTATTACTTTTTTGCGGCTTTCTCGTTAGCTACCACCGGCTGTGATAACTCTAATATTTTAGAGCCTAGCGTGATAATAAAGTTAACATTTGATGAGTTTGATAACTCCTTGGCGTGTTCTGGTTTGAACACCTTTTTACCCTTGTCATCGAGTACGCCGTGGACGATTGCCGTAGCAAAAAACATGTCCTGGTTATCTGAGTGTTGAGAAGCATCGAAAAACTGGCTAACTGTCAGACCTACAACGTTAAATTCCCCAAAGCCTTCAACCTCGATAGTCTCTGTTTTGCGTTTTAGTGTTTTTAATAGGCTACTTGCATTCATTGTTTCGTTCCTTAATAAAGCCTTCTACATATAGCTGTTTGTGCTCGTCTACGCTGGCCTGTTTTGGGTAAAAATCAAAGCCGTTGATGCTTACTTGTGTCTTGTTTGATATAGCTGCAATAACTTCACTTATCGCCTTTTTACTAGCCTCTGTCACTTGCGTAATCTTGATCATGTTTGTTCCTTGATTAATGGGAGGGGCGAACCCCTCCAAGTAGTACTATGTTTTATTTACTTTGGTTGCTGCGCCGTGGACAACGATTGATACTGTGTATCGCACAATGTCATCTGCAGCAGCAGAGATACCAAATGCCGACACTTGACCGTCGAACATGTAATCACTCTCGCCGGTGCCGTCTGAATAGCGCAAGTCGAAAGAGGCAGTGTCACCATTTTTATACAGCAGCTCTAAAGCTGTTTGGCCTGTATCAGTGGTGTTAGCCAGAAATTCAAAATCTAACTGACCAATATTTTTAGTGGTTGTGAATGTGTTTACATAACCTTCGCCGTAAATAGTTACCTCCGTTGTATTAGCGGCGTCAGCTAAGTCGCCCATTGATACAACGTCGCCAACAGGCAAAGTGAATGTTGAAGGGTCTACAGCACCTGTCGTTAAGCTGTATAAAAGTTTCGTGTTAATACCGCGAGTACCGCGTCCAATACCTGCCATTTAAGGCTCCTTAATTTAATGAGCGAACAGTAAAATCAATAACTAGTTCGTAGTTCTTGTTACTGTTCTGAAATTCCGTGTAACCATTCATCGTCGAGTCAATTACTGTCACGCCGCCGATATCACCAGAGAAGCCATCTAATGCGTCTATGATGGTTTGGCCATGTGGCGAGATGCTTTTGTAACTGTTGCCGATTAGATTTATTTGAATGCCAAAGGTGTAGCCCATAGGCTTCCCTTGATTGGCGTAGATTGGTAAGTCTCTAGATATAGAATTTGATATAACGAATGCGGGGTAGGGTGTGTTTTCTGGTTTTCTGATTATGTATCCGTCTATACCTAGCAGACTGTTTAGGTATGCTAGTAACTCTTGATTCATTGATTAATCCTTGCAACCCTCTTCATGGTTGCAGCCCAACGCTTTTCTAATGTGCTAGTAAATACGTCATATGCTGGCTGCGCCCCACTAAACAAGGCTTGTCTTAGGAATGGTTGTGCCTTTGCTTTACCAATTTTTCTAAACGTTGCTTCGACAGCTCCGTTTACAATTTTGGTCCTAGGCTGCACAAATTCATCACGGCCATACTCGACGGCTGCAATATATTGCGATGCGTAGCCTGCAGAGCCTACGGTCCGTCTTGCTATAATTCCTCGGCTCATTAAGCGTTTGCTCATTGCGCTTCTTTCTTGCAGACCTGATTTATCTTTAAGAGATATCGCCTTTCGATATGCTGGTTCGGTATCTCTAATTTCAGATCTAATAGAAGGGGCGCGTGATAAGGCACGTTTATATATAACTTCGTTGGCTTTTCGCAGTGAGTACCTGATATCTAAAACTGCTCGATTATTAGGACTTTCGTAAGCTTTGCCCACTAGGTTCCACATCTTGTCCATTTCTTTATAGATATCGGGTAGGCTGCGTGAGCCGTTATAGGTTAAGTCGCTGCTGATTTGCAAAATGCACCCCTGCTACCATTAGTTCCTTGTCCATAAATCCAATATTTCTAACGCCTGTTATTTGAAACTCTTTACCGCGAAACAATATGATCATGTCTTGGTATTCCATCTCAACAGACCTCGAATATCGGATTTTGAAATCAACAAAAGTTGCTGCTGAATATTCAGAACCTAATACCTGCTCGGAAGCGTCTTTCGCTTTGGCTGCGCAATAAACGTTTTTATTCCATAGAACGTACTGTGCTTCACCGTATTCGTCTTTAGTTGAACTTGGTCTATACACTTGTACGCGATGGCGCATTTCACCTGCCCGCATTAGCCTAATCTCCGTATCTTATACTTTGATAAAAGCTGCTTATGAGTGTTTGGGATTTTGTTAACAGTCACGCCTTGACCTACCACCGCATCCTCTCGCATTTCATACAATGAACCGATAAGGATAAGAACAGCTTGAGTAATAACGCTTGGTATTTCGTCCAAATACCAGCCAGTATTGAAAGTAATTTGGTACTTACTTGCCTTAGCTGAATTGAGGGTTAAAGCCGTTGCCTTATTAATCTCTACTCTGTTGGTGATGGTGTTAAATGTGTAGTCAGTTAGACTTACTCGTTGTTCTGAGTCGTTAACATAGGTAATACTATCCACGTCAGAAGCGACGCCTTGCGGTAACTTAGCGAGTAAGTTGTTAGTTTCGATGATCACTTTAGATTGCAATATCACTCGGTTCATATATGACTCTGCAGCGTCAACCGCAGCGTCATGTAATTGGAACAGATATTGCTCGTCATATTCATCGTAAATCCGCAAGTGTTGCGAAATCTGATCGAGGGTTAGTATGTTCCCGATACCTTTTTCAAGTATCGTGTAATCCACATAACCCCCTACGCTTATGCAGCGATAGCCATTACACGAATTGCATCGTTGTGATAAATCACATCGCCAACCCACCACTCATGATACAAAATCGTATTACCCTTTTTCGTTATCTGGTCCTGTACCATGAAATCCGAACCGGCGACAGGCAGCAAGCGGAATGCTTGAGCCAGATTACCGAAGATAATAGGCGTAGAATCAGCCGCTACATCGGGCATATTGTCATCGATAAGAACAGGGAAGCCGATAATGTCGAAGCCTGACGCGCCTACATAACCGCGATCTTGAGTGCTAGTTAGTAACGGACGGCCTGCAGTATCTACAACCTTGCGTAACGTAGCGAACGTGCGACGGTTCATGATAAATTTAGAACCTGAAACGTATGCCGTTGGAAGGTCAATCGTCATGTCGATAAGGTTTTCAATAATATCGGTAGAGTCAGCGCCAATTAGAGATGCGTTGCCACTTTTCAGTACTTTGTAGAAATCAGGGTCACGGGCGATATCGCCTTTAAGACTTTCAGCGAATGCGTTAGTAGAATCACAACGCTTAGTTAAAATGCCGCGCATACCAGTACTTGAGCCATCACCAAATAGTACTTGGTTAACCATGTAGCGAGATTCCATCTCAACCAATAATGAGCGCATGTGAGCAACGATATCGATGTGAGGGTCCATAGCAACCTCGTTCGTAAATCTTGGCTGAGAATACGCCTTGATGAACTTACCGGTGATTTCTGTGTATGTCTCAACAGTTGTTTCTGCAGGCTGAGTACCAGCAACGTTTTCCGTTGTACCAAGAACCTGCGGTAGGCCAATCAAGACCGGCTGGCGATAGTCTTTTGAACCAACAGATAGCGAACCAACTTCAGATAGAATAGGGAAAGCTTCACGCGATAATTCGATGATCTCTTTGCCTAATTCTTCTTCAATCGCGATGCCACCGTTAGCCGGTGTAACTGTATCTAGTTGTGCTGCTTTAGATGCAAATACGCCTAGATCTTTTTCGCCGTCTTTTAACCAAGCTTTTACTAGCTGGTTACGTGCTGAGTGATTCATCTCTGCAGTGTCCTTTTCTTCGATGTTTGGTCGCTGGCCTTTAGCTTCTAGGTCTGCAATTGCTTCTTTCAGGTCTTCGATTTTTTGTGCTTGAGTCGTAAGCGTTGATTTAGTAATTAGCGCTTCGTCTTGAATGCTTTTCACGCCATCAGTGATCGCGTTGATATCTTTCTGTTCCATGTTCATTCCTTAAATTTCAGATATAAAAAAAGCCCGTATGGGCTATTTCTTGGTGGTTTTCTTTATGGGCTTTACGAGCGTGAATCGATTCTTGATTTGCTCGTACTTGGCTTCGGAAACAATCATCTCCACGCCGTCAGCGTTTCGTTTGACTTTTACGGTGGTCATGTGAAAAGTGCCTTTAGTTCGGAAACATCAACCTCCTTCGCAAGGAACGATTGGCATTCGTCGATCTGTGCCTTGAGTTCATCTTGAGAGAGTTCGCTGACGTCTTTTTGTTGTGGTCGATACTTAGCTACGATCATCTTCGATTGAGAATTAGTGAAACCAATCTCTTTAAGGGCTTTTTCAAGCTCTGGCTGAGAGGGTAAGCAACTGTGCTCTAGAAGTGATTTAACTCGGTCGATTCGTGAATGCTCATTACATGGGAATGTAACGGCGCTGATTTCATGTACTTCAAGTTCGTGCAGTAGATTAGCTTTCTGTTTACTGTCCCATTCCTCGCGAATGGTTCGGTATCCAATAGATAGGCCGCTTATGGCCTTCTGTTTGATAAGAGAAAGAACCTCACGCCCTTTCTGTGTATCTAAGTTAATCTGCGCTTTTACTTTTAAGCCGTGCTGGTCTTCGGATAGCTCGGTGAAAACACCGATTGGTTCGTCTGCTTTGTGTTGGTATAGAAGTGGCAATGTCTTGCCATTTAATTTGATTGATTGTAAAGACTTGGTAAACGCACCTTTCATCGTTATATCGAGGGCGTGGTCTTTCACGTCGAATACGTTTCCGTAGCCTTCAATAACGCCCTCATCCGATACGTTCTTAACATCAAATGATGCTTGTAACGTTTTATTGCTCATTGCCATTTCCTTATGCTGGTTTAGGTTTTGGTTGTGCCTCCGGTTCTGGCGGATTCATCGCGAGTTGATGTGCGTCTTGCGCCATCTGGCGGGCTTCGGCTCTAATTTCTTCTGCTTCTTCCCATGTGCCAAATTCTGCGTTGTTGGTTATGACTTGATATACGTCAGCGCCTTCAACTGTATTCATACCGAATTTCTTTCGTATTTCGTTAACTGAAATGGCACCCAATTTCGCTAGGCCGTCGCATACTTCCACTTGAGTTTTACTGTCACCACGCAAGAACTCGTTAGTGTCGAATTTCACTTCGTAACCGTTATCGATAAGGTCATTTAGTGCCGTTTCAATCTTGGTGATGTGTGGCAGTAATGTATGACGAAGGAAGTTAATCGCGTTGTTTTCTACGTTGTTGTAGGTCTGCGCTGCGGTATCACCTAGCATGTTCGTAGGCACTCTGAAAATTGAGCTTATTTGCTCCCTGCTGTACTTGGCCAACTCAAGAACTTGAGCTTGCTGATTTGATTGGCTAGTCGCTTGGAACGTAGCTCCACCTTCAAGAATCAAAATTTTACCGGCTGCGTTAACACCTCGGTAATCTTCGTATGAATCCTGCAGTCGTGAGTACTGTTCGTCGGTAAGTTCTTGGTCATTACCCACTGACAGGACACCGGAAGTCATCGCCGCATTTTCAAAGGTCTTTGACGTGTAACGGGCGTTAGCTATGCTAATACCGATGCTTTCAGCAGCCTTATCGATTGGTGACATACCTTCGTAGCCATTCTGCGAATTAAGCTTGATATGCAAGATCTCATCTTGTACAAAAATCTTGTTTCGCGTTTGATGGTCATTCGTCGAATACGTGTAGTAAACACGGCCTTGATTGTCCATATCCACCGCAACAGAGTTGGGATGCTGGAATGGGATTATCTCAACGACTTTCCCATCAGGACGGCGATTCAGGTAGCAATACGAATTACCGAATGTAAGTAGGTTGGTTATTATGGTTTCGATTAGCTCTTGCGTGGTTACGAAGTCAGTAGGTCGTTTTGAATAGATTTTGTATAGCCGGTGCGTATTAGGCACTTCAACTAAATTATCTTCATCTTGCTTGTATACCTTCAACGGCATCATACCGATACTTTCTGCAATGATTTTTATGCAGGCGTACACATCTGCCTGTCTTAGGGATGTACTGGGGGAAACGTTAACGCCGGCGAATTCTCTGTTTTGCGTTGTTCTTCGGATATACTCGTCTACGGTGTAAGCCTTCTCTTCATGGCCCAGCCATTTCTTTAATTTATTAAACATAACCTTCCTTAATAAAGCACTCTGAAACCTCTCTGCTTGTACGGCGAGTCAACAGGCTTCTCTTGTATCTCAGCCATCGAAATCGCAATCACAGTCGCGATTACCGCATCAATTTTGTGTACCCTTGGATTTTCACGAAATAGCTTAACGTTGGCCTTGTCATCGACTTTGGCCATAGTGTTCGAGCAACACCATTCAAAGGTCTTATCACCGTTGTAAATTAGCTGTTTACTCTCTATGTACTTAGACATGAGCTTGGCCGCTTCGGATAAGTTCGCTATTGTTTGGGTAACTGAAACCATCGGGTAACGTTCTTTCTCTAACTGGTTGGCGATTTGGGTTAGATGGTAGGGATCGTATGCAATACTTTTTAAATCGTAATTTTCTTTCGCTTCACGTAGAACACCTTCGAGCGTGGCGTGGTCCATTACGTCGCCACTCAAGATATTTAGATAACCTTCATCGTCTAATGCGTAATATCGTTGCCTCATCTGCTCGGACACTTTGTCTAATGCAGAATGTGGGAGGAAATTGTCGTAAAACACGTTAAAACTGCCGTTAGAGTTCGGGAAAAGGTAGCAAACTGACGCTAAATCCACATATTCGGCAAAATCGATGCCTATGTAGCATTCACGGCCTTTGAAGTCTTCAATCTTGGCTGTCGGGTCTGCGCAAGCGTAAACCTTAGTTTGATCGAAATATGCTTCCGCATTATTAACGAAAATATTAAGTCGCTTGGTCAGGAAGTTGGGGCGCTCACTGGTTAGTCGTTCTGCCTTACGACACAGCCTTAAAATGTCATCAACTTGGACCGAAGCACCAAGGCAAGGGTTACTCTTGATCCATACGGTAGGATCGTTCCATTTGTCTTTATCATCGATCGTATAGTTGAGCGTGAATATCTCTTCTTCACAGCCGTAGTCTTGTAAAATGCTTAGGCCATCGTCAAAAATATCTTTACCAACGCCATCGAGTATCCAACCGGCTGTAGAAATTGTGAACGCGATTGGCTGTGTACGCGACCCTGTGGCCGTTTCAAGCACACCATATAGATTCCTATCTTTCCATGCGTGAATTTCGTCAGCGATGAAGCAGTGGATGTTAAGGCCATCTAGAGAGTTTGAGTCACTGGAAAGTGGGGTAAATTTTGAAAATGTTTCGTCGCTAAGGATTTCGTTACGGCCTTTACGAATTTTCAGCATGTCTTTAAGTTTTGACATACCAAGCATACGAACAGCATCGTCCCAGACGATCCTCGCTTGATCGACTTTTGTGGCAACCGAATAAATTTCCGCACCAGTTTCACCATCAGCAATCAGCAGATAAAGCGCTAAACCGGAGGCAATCGTTGATTTGCCATTTTTACGTGCAACCCAAATATTTGACTGCTTAAACCGGCGCAGGCCATTATCTTTACGAACCCAGCCAATTAGCGAACCTAGCGTAAATTGTTGCCAAGGTAGTAATTGAATTGACGTTCTAGCAAGTACGCCTTTGGTGTGCTTAATGAACTTGTAGAAGTCGATAATCTTCTTTGCTTTTGCTTCGCTAAATTCATATGGATATGAGCTGTCATGCTGTGAACGGTAGAGATCATTAAAGTGTCGTTCTGCAGCCAGCTTGATCCACTTACATGCCAATATATTTCCGTTAACGATATCTGCAGCGTAACGGTGTACTTGCTTCGGATGCTGGTCTAGCAGGCTGAACTCTGGGATATTTAAGGAATCAATGTATTGAGTTAGTTTTTTGTGGTGCAGTTTTTTAATGGCCATTAATCCCCCTGTTAATTATGTTTTAAGGAATTTAGCTAGTTCGCTTTCTTCTTCCAAAACCTGAGTTTCAATCTTGAGTGTGCGTACATGCACATTGATTTGCTTAATTGCTGCGTCCCGCTGGGCGACGGCTGGATTAGCTATAAATCTGGTTTGACCTTTATCGCCGGTCTGTTCTAACACCGCGCCGTTTTCATTTACGTGCGCGTTTGCTTTCTCGATGGTGTCCATTAGGATCGCCATATTAGCGGCCAATGAATTATCAATTACGTTGTCGTCGCTAAGGTGGTCTTTAACCGCCGCGAACAGCTCACTTTGCCGCTCTGACATGTTGTTATACATACAATGTCCTTTAGTTTGTGGGTTTTGGGGAACGCCCGTAAGTTTGAAATAACGTGAGAACAGCCAAATGGTGCAATCTTGATAGGTTAGTGACCACTCCGCACCCTCCCCCGCTGTAAGTTATTGATAAATATATATTATTTATCATGTCTGTGATTTACACACTCACTCACTAGTACCAACAAATAGATAGATATAATATGTCATCACACTCAGTGCTATACACTCATACATAGGCACGCACATATAACATTCATGCACACACACACCACACAATAGACACACAGCGTGTGTCATATAGGGGTGTTATATAGTGGGGTGCTGTGGTGGTGTGGTGGCCACATAGAGGGGGTCTATATGAGGGGGTGCAAATAGGCGGCCCATAATAAGCCGTACAGAAACCGTACAAATAAAAAAGACTGTCTAGCTGACTTGCTCACACAGTCGGGCGTATACGGCGTGGATAATGTCGCGCTCAAGCTTGGCGGATATCACAGGGATACGGCTCACTAGGTCGCGCACTGTGAGAACCTCACCTGCTAGGTGTACGCTATATAACACGCCATCATATAGCGTGGTGCAGCCGTCATAATGGTCTAGGTTTATCACCTGTATACGTGGTGTATCTGCTGTATCTGCTGTGGTGGTGTTCATATGGCTATATACTCCTATGCGCCTCTATGAGGGCTTAATACTGTTAATTGATATGATGGGTAGGGGTAATTAGGCATAGGGCAGCCTAGGCGCTTGTATCGGCGCGGTAGAAAAGGGTCTGAATCGGTGCGGCCTGCTGGGGTCAAATTACAGGCATAAAAAAACCCAGTCAATCGACTGGGCTTGTGTATGCGTGCTGTTATATGAAGTATACGACCGTTAGACCTGTGACAAGGGCTGCTAGTGATACTATCGCCGTGGTAGCTGCTGGGTGTTTATCGGTCCATTTATCTATAGCGCTAGCCATTCAAAACCTCCTCTTTTAATCAACGTACCTAGTGCTATAACTATAGCAATAAGTTTCATGTATAAGTCTGCTTGAGACTGCCATTTTTCCCGCTTGAGCTTTCTTATCTCAAGCTTGATTTTTTCTCGCTCTAGCTTATTCATTTAGTACCCTGTTATATATCGCTGTATGTTCGCCTGCTCGCGCTTGGGCAGCTCAACGAATATACACGCGGCTTTGTCGTAGGCTTGCTCTGCGTGTCTGTTCTCGTCACCGTCAAGGGCATCGATCAGATCGTTGTATCTAGCGTCCCATTTGCAGAGGCGATTTATCAACGACTGATACTTTTTATTAATCGCTGTAATCTGAATAACCGGCGTTGTCTTTGGCACGTTTATATTACTTGGTAGCGTAACTTTAATAGGCATCATACTAGTCGCTCCTGTACGTTAAGCAAATAGCCCATAGGGGCGAACGTGGCCGATCTCATAGCGCTTTTTCGCAAGTCTTGCAGCATCAGCATAGAGCCGTCACAGTAGTAAAATGTAATGATTGAGCAATCAGTACGAGACTTAATTGCTGTTTGACCTGCGTGCATAATAGCGTCAACCATTTCTAGTGATGCGGCTTTAATTTCTTCTCTTACCGTGTCTGCTAGTAACTTAGCCATTAGATTGCCGCCTTAACAGGGTAGATACCGTGATGATCAAAATGGCGCTGTGCGTTTGCTTTGATGTATTTGCGGGCCTTGGTGCGAACATCTGACCAGCTCTTGCCACTGTCAACAATAACGCCAATGTCAGCTCCACAGAATGACATTACCTTGTAGCCGTAAGGCTTATCGTAGCCGTTGTACTTAACGTATACTGCGTAAACAATTGAACAGCCGTTAGCACTAAAAATTGTTTCCGGCTCACCATCGAAATCGAAAGTCTTCTGAGTGATTTTAATAGCCATTAGATTGCCGCCTTAATATTTAAACGGTCAATCATGCGCTCTAACATGCGGCGCTGTAGCTGTGTAATGTGCTTGCTGTACATTAGATTGCAAGCCCATTCTAATTGCTGTAATCTATCTAGGTATTTCATATTATTTCCTTTAAGCGGGTTGTTGTGTTTAATACAGTTTTACTAAGCCTCGAATGTTGACGCATTCGAGGTTTTTTTGTGCCTGTTGTCTTAGGCATGTCCGTAAGATACTACGAACTAATTGTGTTTGCAAGCGTTATCGCTGACTTAATTGCTCTACATCTAATTGACACTTTCTGACCTTGGCAACGTAGCGCCTCACCTGTACTTGTGCGTTTATATCGCCTAGTACGTCCTTGGCTGCGTTGTAAGCGGTGGCACCTTCTAACACGCTAATAACAGCCTGCTTGAGCTTAGGCGGCACTACACAGATTATAATGATGTTGTCTATCTCTGATTGATTCATTTATTTATTCCAGCATACAGAAGCGTAAACCCCAGATGCTACTTGATACTCCAACGCTGTCAAGCCCTGCTCGCCTTCTAGGTTATAGTAGAAGCATACGCCTTCTAGATCTTCTTTAGCGTGTACAGCCCAACCGTGACAAGTAGAAGACATAAGGCTTATACTGCCGTCGTAGCCTTCTTCTATAGCTGCCTCGATGAAGTGCATAATCTCGCCTGCAACCTCATCAGCAACCGTGCAAGCTAGATCGCTAAATGCTACAGCTACGATGCTATTAGCTTCCTGCATGAGAGCCTGTAGAGCGCTGTCACATTGTGAAAAATCTAGGTCTTCCGCTTCGTATTCGTTCCAATCACAACCACCTACAATTTCGAATGCTTCATGGTAGTAAGTAACATCAGCTAGGCTGTCTTTATTCATGTCTATCTGTTCGCGCACCATGTCAACAATATCGCTGTGGTCCATGTCTGTATCAATTGTAAGGCTGTGCAATTCTAGACATGATTCGATGTTTGCTTGTAGGTTGTTTGGTGTGTAGTTAGACATAATATTTACTCTCATTATCTACGCCGCATCATTGCCGCGTTTCGATGAGATGGAATATACACAGAACACATTCTGTTTGCAAACACTTTTAGATCTTATTTGTAAATTAATTATTTGGTACTATCTGCGCTATAAGTAGTTGTTTCTATATAGGGTATTTTTTTCCACCCTCAAGCGGCGACAATTTCAGACCTAGATAATACCACGACATATTATGTCAACTACCACTTTAGGGTCAATCGCCTAAATCGTTATTTCAACGCTTCCTGGTCTTTTCGATAAAACGGCACATTCTAAAGTAAATTCTCAGCTATATATGGCTTGTTCGACTTATAACTTTTTTTATTTCGCCTGACCTAACTGCTCGGCCCTTGTCTTTATCATGTGACAAGAACGGCAAAGCGAACGCAGATTAGAATAATCTAATCGACGGCCCCAGTTATTTTTCAGCTCTTCCATATGGTCCACATCCATAGTCGCCTTAACTACGCCTTTGGCCATACAGTCTTGGCACAGTGGATCTTGAATAACCTTACGCTCTCTTAATCGCTTCCATGCTGCAGATGAATAGAACTGCCTGAACTTAGGGTCATATCGTTTGGCACTACTAACCGCTCTGGTCTTAGCACGTTGTTTGCTTGCCTTCTCTGCTATGGCTGCATGAGTAGAACAATGACGTTTAGTTGTTATTGCCTTACATCCTGCAGCAGCACATATCTTATTCATATTTTGATATCCTCCCAGAAAAGGCCGCCCCCTTTTTTAGCGCGATGCTTCCAGCTCTATAACTCGCTTATCAATTGAGTACATATACAACTGCATGTCTTTCTGCTCTTGCCTGTTCACGGCCAAGTCAGTTCTAAGCAGTAGGATATCTTTCTGTACACTTATGGTGATGACTTGCTGTTCACGTAGCAGCAATTGATTAGCGTTAACAGTTCCACCTATGTACAGCAAAATACCTGAGATGATTGGGACTGAAACCAACACAGCTAGGTTTGATTTATCCTGCATGTATCTTACCGCTCAGCTTCTTATAGTTACGTTTGGCCAATCGCTTAATCTCAACGGCATCTTTAACCATTGTTGTATCGTCACGGTCTTGGATCATCTTAACTATGCTTTCAAGCAGCATGATTAAAATATCAGAGCCAACAGATTTCAGTAACAGTAATATAATTGCTTTCATAGGTAGGTCCTTACATAAATGGACGTTTCAGCATGTAATCCGCGTGAAACTAGAACGCACCAGATAGGTGCAAAAAAATTTTTCCTGCTAAGCCTGTTTTAACGCTCTTAAACGTACACAAATAGGCGCTTGAGGATACAATCTGATTGAACACCTAGCCAGCTATGCGCGATAGAGTCATTATGTTAAATAGCGGCAAAAAGGCATAAAAAAAGCCACTCGCTAAGGAGTGGCTTCATGTATGAATATTTGTTGTTATTTATTTTTTATCGTATGCGGAAACAGCTAAACGTACTTGGTTACGAAATGCGATATAAGGCTGCTTATTCTCATCTGAAATCATCATGTCACCATTTATAATGTCTCTAACGAAAGCGCGACTTTGCTTCATCATCACTTCAATTTCTTCACCACTATTCCCGAACCCAGCTTGGAAGCTTATTAAAGCCTGCATTGATTCGTTTGCTTGATTGAAGAGTCTTGTTCCTATTGGGTCGCCAGTCTCTGACATAGGTCTAAATGATTCAACAATGCTTACAATTGCCATCCTTGATTGGTCTACTTCTCTAACGTTTTCCATGTTATCCACCTTGATTATTTTTTTCGCTTTAAATACAGTTCGTGATATTCCTGATGCTTACGAACCACCTCTAGTCTATCTTTCGTATCAGAACTTTCAAAGCATTTTATGCAATAGGAACGGACCCTCTCATCATCTACTTTACTGTAATGATTTATAGTGTATCGACATCTTAAACACTGTTTCAGGGGGGCGTCCATTTACATCTACCTACCGGTTTCAATAATTAACGATTTAATGGCTTCATCTTGAATAGCCATTTCATACGCTGGATCGTGGGCCAGTGAAACGCTCCAAAAGCCGCAGGCAATGAATATCGACGTGGCTAAAATTAATTCTAGATTATCATTTATAATTTTCATCATGCATATTTCCAATTTATTGAAGTTCAAATATATACAATAAATAATAAAGTATATGTCCGGTATGGGACATATATAAGGTGCGGAAATGAATCAATCGGGCAGCGCCATGAATCACTTATCAGTCCAGCGAGAACCTATCCGCAAATTGGTGGCTGCTTGTGTTTTAAGACGCTTCACCTATGACTTCTAGAGAGAGGCATCACAAGACTTACGCCGTTGTTAGTAGCGTTTAATCTCTAACGTTGCTGATGGGTGGTTATCGATTAGCTTGTAAAATTCTTCTGTGGCCTTGTCGCTATCGACTAAGGCCCATTGTCTAGGATTCCAAGCAGAGCCAAGTAGTATGCAGCCTGTCGTATCCTCAACTGTGTTACCTGAATGGAAATACACATAGTTTCGTAATGCTCCACCTGTAACGTGAACTCCAAGGCTAGGGCTTGATAACGCTACGACCTCACCGAACTTAGGTGACTGATGCCATACGAGGTCATACGTCCCTGCTGGTATGCATGAGATATTAGGCTGGTTGTTCTTCCATTCACGTTCTAAGCTAAACGCGAAGTGACGGCCATTAACGAACAGTTGGCCAAACGTAGCAACGCCTTTAACTTGGTGTGTTTCTAGTAATAATTTAAGACTCATTGATTTTCCTTTGCGCATAAAAAAAGCGACCCGTTAGGATCGCCTTGTGTATGAGCATGTTAGTTCTAATGAATATGGCTATAACTAGCACCGATAACGATAATGCATACCACTGCTATAAATAGACCTGCAGAAAGCATTATTTTAGTATTCAGTTTTAAATGGCATCCTAGTTCTTGATTGATCAAGTTAAGGTATCCATTAACTTTATCAGAGTTTTTAAGTTGTAATTCAAGCGTATCAATCTTTAGGTTTAACAGCTCGATCTCTAGGTCTTTAGGCTTCATGCATCACCATTCGATAGCTTGCGGGTATAACTCGTTGTCGTGAGCAAACCAGTCGAATATATATTCGCAATACATGCTTGGTGCAAAATCATAACTAAAAACGGGCTTGCCTAATGTTTTATCATTGTAAGCAATGGTTACATTTGCGCCCGTTTTAGTGTTCGTTACTTGCACCGTTATATCTTCCGGTTTCCAATGCTTTGCCACACCTGACGCATGAAACATTAACAGCGCTCTTGAACGGGTAAATGTAGCATCACCACCTGAAAGTAGCTGTAAACCTAATGGGTATAATATGCTCACTTGTTCACTCTTCCATGTTGTTTATCGTAAGCAATACCAGAGTCGAACATGGACACTAGATATCGTGCGTCAGCCATAAACTGAACCTGCTCCTCTGACCTAAATTCTAATTCTTTAAATTTAAGTCTGCGATGAGTTAACGCTAAGACGATGATGCTCACATTACTTTTTTTTACTTCAAGGCCGGACTTGAAAGCATAATGTATACCTGCACATATTCCGGCGTGTTCTTTATCCTCAAAAAGGGACTTGCATCGATTTATGCAATTTGATGCGTACTTAAGCTGCTTTAATTTTATCATCGTCTAGCTATCCACCCAGTAGGTTCGCAATCATCAGCGAAGTCGTTAGAAAACCATTTTTCCAGCTCTGACTTGGCAAGCTCTGGATCTTCAAAGCAGAAACGCGCACCGCAACCACAGCCATCTAAATCATGCAAGATAGCAGTGGTGTACATTAAGTTGAACAAACAGCTATACGTGTCAGTTTCTTCATGGTGTACGATGTTGAAATAGGTATTGTCTTTTAAGAACTCTACAAATTCAGGATTCATCATTACTTGCACTCTACTACGTTAACAATAGGGCGCTCAGTCGAGCTGTCAGATTTGATGTACTCGACGTAGCAGTTATCAGATTTTAATGAATTACCGATATAGTTACCTTGCATTGTAAATACGATGCCAGACCCGCCACTACCGAACACCAAGCCCTTGCCATTGATAACGTCTGCTTGCTGATCCGCTCTATTAATGCCTTCTATAATAGATGACCAAGAGTCAAGGCCGTCAGGGTAGCCATAGCTAAACGAACAACCCTGACACCATTCAGCTAGGGAGGGAGTATTGATAACGTTCACACTTGCTTTATGTTCTAAACCATTAATAGCTAGCTTGGTATATGAAATATCCATAGCGCTATTTACTGCACCGCTAATGCCATGTAGGACCGCGTTTTTAGCGTCATCTTGAAGGTTTATAAACTTAGGCACTGCCGTTGCTGACAAGATGCCTAAAACTATAATTACGATTACTAATTCTATTAATGTAAAACCTGAATTTCTTTTCATGCTAATTATCCCCTGACTGTAAATTCGTCATGGTAACAATAACTGTTCTCAGTATATGTCACGAACCGGACACAGGGATTGAAGGCATACCAAAAATAACAGAGCGATACAGCCTGTCTTCTTTATTCTGCTTGGTTTCAACTTTGTTGTAGTGGTAATCGTTGTCATCAGGCTTGATTTCTGGCTTTTTCTTCCGTGCTTGGTAGGCGCGTTGATACTCAGCTATTTTCTCAGCGTTCTTTATTCTGTACCGCTTGGATGCTTCGACGCTGACCTTAGCGCGCTTATTTTTAATACCTAAACTTAAGCGGTTAGCGTGATATGCAGCGGCGCATGATTTGCATCTATTCTGCAGGCCATCGCCTTTAGTCATGGCCCGTTTACTGAATTCATAACGCGGCTTAAACTCTTCGCATTTATTGCATCGCTTTAACATGTAACTGGCATCATCATTAGTATTTTCCGGTACAGTTGGCTATGAGTTAATAACTTTCTGTCAGCCTCAAGATATTTCAAATAATATTTATCTGTTGAAACTGCATTAACGCGTGGTTTTTTTGGAATGCTTGCGCGTCTTTTGCGCTGATATTCTCGCTGATACTCTAGGCGCTGGGCCTTAGTCGTTATGGTTTTTGGCTTGCCGATATCAGGGTTTTTAGCCCTGTTTACTCTAGCGGCAATCTTAGAGCAAGGTATGCAATTATTCTGCAGGCCGTCATAACGTTGTTTGTTCTTATAGAATTCAATTCTTGGCTTAACGACCCCACAAGAGCTACATTTTTTAGTCATGACATACCTAATTAATTTATCAGATGCTAATAGAACGTATAATAAAAAGCACCACAATTTAAGATGATTCTATTAGCACCTGATAAACCAACTACATCGGCTTACCTTGGATATATCTAACGGGTAGCAGTGAAATCGGTACGACTGAATGAACCTATCAACTGATTGCTACCCGTTTGATATCTTGGTGGGCCTAGCTAGATTTGAACTAGCGACGCTTCGATTATGAGTCGAACACTCTAACCCCTGAGTTACAGGCCCAATGTGGCGCACTCCCCGCCGCTTTTCATCACGACAATCTTGGTGGATTTAGGGGAATGCATAATTTGGCAGAGAATGTAGGATTCGAACCCACGGGTAATTTTAATCACCGGCCCCTTAGCAAGGGGCTACCATAAGCCACTCGGCCAATTCTCTACAATCTGGCGGGACAGCTCCACGCAGCGGATAAACAGAGCGAAACGATCAGATCGAACTCTGAAACTGTCCCATAATTTGGCGGGATAACCTTTTCCACCGGACATGAAACCAGTGCGTTATCCCATTGTTAGTTATTTTTATGGTGTCACTGACAGGCTCAATAAATACAAGAAGTCAGGAAACATTCGATTTAAAAATCAGTGACACCATAAAAATATTTTGCGCCGGTGATTTGAATTGAACAAACGACCTTAAGGGAGACTATTAAAAACCCTCACGCTCTACCAACTGAGCTACACCGACAATAAGCATTTATAGTAAACAAGATACCCTATATCGTCAATTGTTATTTTGATAACTGATCTCTAAATGTGATCCTGCAATTACGGAGGCGTTTTTTATATGCCATGATCGACAGGCCAAGATGGTCAGCGCGTTCGAGCTGGTTATGACATGGCTGGTCATTTGCAACCCCGTATTCAATATCAAAAACCGCCCGCTGCTTAACTGTCAGCGTTAAATATATTCGGTTAATGTATTTTAAGTGTGCGGATAGGTAAGCACCATCAGTACCAGATTTCTTAGCACCTTTGTTCTCACCGGCTTGGACTTGGTAGCCTTGGTTTAGTCCGCTTACCTCACGACTTGAGATGCATTTATCATTTCGTAACCAGTAAGCAAATAAGTCTAACTGCCCCTCAAAGTCCATGAGCGACCCCACAACCTGAATTTAGAGCATTACGAACATCATCCACACTGCGAACCACTGCAGAAAGACCGCCATGCAATGCAACACGTTTTAGCCATAGTCGCTGATGTTCACTAACTCGGCCTGTCGGGGTTTTAACTTCGATAGCTAAAAAATTACCGCTTGAGGTCATGCCAATAATATCAGCCGTCCCTTTGCCTAATCCGAATTCGACCATACGGCCATTAACTAACGCTTTACCTGTGTTGCATCGATGCACCCAGCCGATACGATTATCGCGTATCAAAAAGTTGATGATATCTGCCTGTATTCGAGCTTCTAGTCCCGACATAATATGTCCTCCTTCCGTGCAGAATGGTGCATATTCTGTATATAGTATGCATACCATTCTGCACGTTTAATGATTATTTAGGTGCCTGAATTGATGCTCAACAACGTGGTCGATCATGCTTTGCTTTTCGTGGTTAGTTAGTAAATATGGTCGCGCTTCATCGCCTCCGGTTCTGCGTCGTTTTGTATTCGTCATCACGCCGAACCTTAACAACGTATCTTTAGAGAATTTAATTGGCTTCTTTGGTCGTGGCTTTTCAACTGATTTAGTCTCGTATCGCTTGGTCGAATATTGTGGCGATAACAGGCCAAGAAATATTAAACGGTCTTTACGTTCCCACATGTGTTCGATGAGTCTTTCTGCGTTACGCTCGGTTAGTTCGTAATCGTCTTGATATCGGTAATCTATAACGACCATCATCTTTTTAACTTCTGCGCCACGGACTTTATTAAAACTGTGAAGGCTTGAGGCTTCACTATCGTCTTCGGATAGTTCGACTAAGTACTTCGACCACATCATTCGTTTAGCTCTAACCACACCGCGATCACGATAAAATGATAACCAGTCATCACAAACCGATTCAATGCCGCATGATTTGCAAATGATGTAACAGGCGATGGCAGCATCATCGACCAGCGTTGGATTGCCTAAATCTGTAAGCCGTTCGTATTCGTCATCGGTTGGCATATCAGCGGCGATAATTGCGGCCTTGAATTCTTCGTTATATTCTTTGCTGAACTGCTCGAAGCAATCGGCTTGGTCAACCTTGGATACATCAATCATATTCACTTTGATTCCATATACACCTAGCATCACGTACAGGTACGCAGAGAAATTATTCTTGGCGCGTGACTCCTTCGACTCGATTTTGTTTTTGATTCGGTCGAAGTCGTGGGCGCTGGCCATCACGCCGTAATTCGATTTTGATTCAGCGCCTAATATCTTTTGCTGTTCGTTGAGCAACCACTCATCATCTAGCAGTGCGCTATATGTTTCTGCAACACCTATGATCCAGTGCTTAACCATCCTTGCCCGCCTTAACATTTGTATACAATCTTGTGGAATAATCGAACTACCGCCAAACAGTGCAAATCCGATATCGAATTTAATATCGGTAATCGACAGACCTGATCGGATTGATGGGCTGTGAATGATGCAATCGTATTTAGCTGCTTCGTTGTTAGCGTCAGCCATGAATTTAGATGCTGGTTTGTATGGCTTGTCAGTGGTCTTACTCGTTACGAGTAGAAAGCATTTATCGGGGTATTCGTTAGATAACATGCTGTGAAGCTTTTCAGAGGTGCTACACCAGTCACAAGCTATGATCGAGCGCTGTCCGTTTTCCAGTGATGTTTTAATGCTGTTCGCTACATAATCACCATAACCATTCCCATAGAACCAGTCGCATGACAGGCCAGATTCAAGCGGCGTAGGGTTGGCCACTGAGATAATATTAAATCGCTCGTTAGGTCTGCACTGCTCTAAAAATTCAAGCGTTGCCGTGTCCAAGTCAGCGTCTAGAACAAGAACTGAGGCAGCGTTTCGAATAATCTGTTTAAGCTTTTCATACACGGCAATGTTATTCATTCCGCCTAGCCTAGCCGTGACCATTCGAATAACTTGGCTAACCTCATCGATGATTAGTACCTGTGTTCTGTCTACTAATTTCTCGATGGCCTTAACGATTGATGGTAGGCAAGTGGCTATCTCTGTGTACTTGTTTGTATGCTCGGTAAGCTGTAAACCAAGTATTATAGATTCTTCTTTCACATCATCGTAATGGTTAGTTTTGAACTTATTAACTAGGTCAGCAACCAGCGTTCTAAGGTGTGCAAGAACTGTTATATATTCACCACGCGCTTTAGCCTCGTTAAAAAACGGAATGCCCAACACGGAAGTTTTACCACCGGCATGAGGTGCCTTAACCATTGTTAGGCCAAAGTGATTAAGAGCTGAATTAACGGCCCCTGATATGTTTTTATATTTGGTATGGTTGTGACGGCTTGATGCCTCTTTGCTTATGCTGATTTGTTCTTTTGCGCTTCGTGCTATGTCACGGCTAACTATCTCGATACGACGCTTTAATGACTCGTATGTTTCCATCGACATAAACGGATTCAGGCAGACCAACCAGTTAAAAAACTGGCGCTCACCACCATGCACTGTAAAGATATCTGACTGGCATCTAGTCAGCAGGGTTATGGCAGTTCGGGCAATCATAAAAGGGTCATCGGGTGATAGTGCTGACAGCAGTTCAATCATCTTCTTTTTGTTGCGGCCATCATCACTTTCTAGCGGCTTAATTTGCCACATATTGAAGTCAGGAAGCGGTTCACGCACATGGTCGATCTCCTTAGCTACTGATTTTAAACCACTTTTTAAAAAAATATCACTCCAATCACCAGGGCCGGAAGGCACAACCCATCGGGTCGCAGATTCCATGCAAACGCGCTGTCCGGTTCGTGATTTTGAGTCGTTATCTAAGGCAACTGTCACGCTTGAATTTGGCCTTATTTGCTTCAATTGCTTAACCAAATTCGGCGCGTTTTTCTCACCGACAATGGCCAATACACAGATATCATCAGGGCATCCAAGAGCATTCCAAACGGTCACACCATCCGCAAATCCTCCGGTGATAATAAATTTATTATATGAACCGGCTTGCTGAAAATGACACCCAATAGGTGTAAATCTTGGTGAGGTATCTTGATGTGTTTTGTACGCCGCATCGAGCATGGTTCGCTTGCCATCGGTGAAAATCCACTCTTCACCACACTTTCCGAAAGAAAGAGTAAATATCTCACGGGCGAGATACTGCCCCGACAAATCAGTCCGGCGATCATTGGTTGCATCATTGCAACGGAGTGTAACACCGGACATGTTGAGCCTGTCTAAGCCCTTTGCAATAACGTACCTGTTTGATGACATGTCCATGTGAGTTTATCCGTAATAGATGGTGTGTATTATTGTTCGACGTTCGCTAGCTGTACCAACCCTTTCATTTTTTCTGTGAATTTAATTATTCTTGCCTGCATATCTTGTATGTATTCTTCGTCACGATAGACGCGATTTACTAAGTATCCGGTCTTTTCTGGTAAGCGTGGATCATACGAAACGAAGTCGCAAAACTTTCGCGATGTTACCATCAAACCGAACTGGATTTGTGGCTTGTACTCATCTGCTACGTTGTTACCGCTAACAAGGCTATTAAAGAATCGATTTACCTGAGTTGTGGATTTTGGACACTTGATTTCTAACAGGCCATCATCTGATATAACCCCATCTGGGCTATAGCCAACATAATCATTCAGCTCGTAAAATCCGATTTCGGTCACATCATTTCCTGATTCAAATTTGTACCGTTCGCGGGCTTCATCTTCGTAATCGTTGCCCCACTGCATTTCTTTTGACTTGAATTGCTCCGGTGGCTTCCCTGTCAGCTTGTCAGCAATAAGCTGCATCATGTAGCTTTGCGTCATGGCCGATGGCTTACCACCTCGGCCATTGCTCATAATGTTATGAACCATTGAGCCGGTGATTTTACCTAGGCGTATTTTAAGCCACTCATCAGACCCTTGAACTAACGTTGTATGAACAATCATGAGATCACCAACGTAGTTTTAATTTCACTGACTAAGCATTGAAGCTTATATTTGCTGATGTAATCATTTTCTAAAGTAAGTTTTCGATAGTGCTTTTCTTTAGTCATAATGAATTTAATGCCGCTGTGGGTGATATAAATATTTAGTCTATCCGCCCCTATCTCGCGCTTAATATCATCAGTCATGCTCTGTATTTCGACTTTCTTTTCGTAAGTATCCATGTGCTTTTTATTCGGCATTAAGTCGTCCGACTTTTTGATAGTGACTTTCGATCTCATTTTCGATTTTCTCCCATCGCGCTTCATTGGTAAGGACCATTAAGCAACTGGCTTGGTGTTTGCTAATTCGCATGAAGTGGTATTCTTCCGGTAAGCGAAGTAATTGCGCTTCGGTGGCGTGTTCGCGTAACCATTGACGCTGTTTACCTGCTAGGTCTGGTTGTCCATGTTGAGATACAAAATCATCTGCAGTGGCTAACGCTTCAACTTTGTTCGGTGTGCAACCAAGCAACCGGTGCTTACATTTTTTCTTTGCGCCTACCGTGTAGAACACATCACCTTTACGGTAAACAAGAACCCATGCGTCCCAGCCATGAGAAACTAGAATGTCGCCGCGTCTAAATGATTCGTAACTGAAACGGGCCAGCGCGAAAATCTCTTTTTCGGTCATGGTGAAGTTAGTTAATTGGCTCTTGCCGTTGTCAATAATTCGGCCTTGGGCGTCTTTCTCGATAACGTATAAGCATTGCGGGCATTGCTTAACTGATGGCTCTATCGCTGAACCACACGCAGGACATTGCAAAGCAGCGTCAATCTCTGCGTCGTAGTCGTCTTTATCAAACGTCAGGCGGTCGCCAGCGTTCAAATTACCGTGACGAAGTAGCGATACACCAAAATCTAATATCAGCGCGTCATGCTTAACTACGGTCGGGTATTTATTTATATCCACTTTACGAAGTACGCGCCCTGCCATTTGGATAAGCGCGCCCTTGCTTGATGAAGCGCGTAACAATAGCAAGCAGGCTGCAGGCTGGCAGTTCCATCCTTCGGTCAGTAATGTTGCGTTTGTTAGTATTCGATATTCACCACGGTCGAAGGCTTTAAGTCTTCGTTTTCGTTCGCGTGGTTTCATGGCCCCGCTTACATATGTTGCAGGGATACCGTTTTTATTAAATGCTTCGGCAACGTCTTTGGCGTGGTTTACCGTTTGGCAAAAAGCTACGGTTAAACGATCTGATGACCGGTCACGCCATTCGTCAACGATTCGCTGATTGGTAATATCTGTGTTAAGAATTGCTTCTACTTGTTCATCATCTTTGGCGTCTGCAGCAGCGGCCACACCATCAACTGTGACGATAAATGCGCGAGGTGGCACAAGATAGCCTTGGCGAATCAAGTCATCTAATTGGACCTGATGAGCGACAACATCTAGATATTTGGATAGTGATTTCTGGTCGCGTCTTTCGATGGTTGCTGACGTACCATAAATTTTGCATTCTGGGTTTATTTCTCTGGCCCGTTCGATAATCTTTTCATAACTGGCCGCGCCTAATCTGTGGCATTCGTCAATTATGATTAGGTCATAATGCGTCATATCATCTAGTCGGTTAACAACCGTTTGCATCATGCCGAAAGCGTAAGGTTTATCGAAGTCGTTGTGGTCGGGGTCAATGAAACCATAATCCAGATTAGGGTTAACCCATCCGAATGTTTCCGCGTTCTGTTGCTTTAGTTCGTCTAAATGTTGAAGTACCAGGACTCGGCTAAACTGTGCAGCTATGTATGACAGGACACAAGTTTTACCGGCACCTGTAGCCGCGACACATGCAACGCCTTGATGATTCATTAACGCTTCTAACGACTTCTCTACCATCTCTTCTTGATAGCGTCTAAGCTTCATAATCCCTCCCATAAAAAAGCCCCGAATAACGAGGCTCAATGCTATTTTGATAACTGAAAGCTAGAAATCAATATCGTCATCAAAATTGCTTGATGATGCCGGTGCTGGCTGGCTCCAACCTTGATTAGACACTGCACCCATGTTCGTCGGTGTGCGTTCGTCTTTGTCTTCAAGTGCGTTAACAATCTCGTCAACGTGAAGCGCTGGCTCTTTGTTTACAGCCTCTTTAAACGTTGCACCGGTACGTGCAGAAAATGGAATTTTAATATCAAACTTGTAACCGTCGCCGCCGTCTTGCTTAGTGTATAAAACCTTCTGCAGAACGAAGCCTATTTCTTTGCCTAAGAACTCATCTACTGGCTGTTCGTGGCCTAGATTGTCTAGCTGAATCTCATTAAGCTTAAGAAGGCCCATGATTGCCATGATGATATTTGTACCGCCTTTAATCGCTGTACCATCTGCTTTTTCATAATAAACTGACAGGTAATCAATAGACTGTTCTGACGTTGGCCATAGAGAGAATTGAACACCCTTTGTGCCTGTACCAGCAATAATTTTCTTAGCTGTTAACTTGCCGATATGCTTACCAGTTTGAAAACCTTGCTGGCCTGCTTTCTGTGCTTGTTCTTGGTTAAATTTCATTTAATTATATTCCTTCGTATTCTCTAATGATGGCATCAACTGCCGCTAAATCGTTGTCTATCTCTTCGTCTTCAAACATACCCATCGGCGTCTTAACGCAGTCTAGGCCGTTCGTTTTGGTGCTAAAGTAATGCTTTCCATCACGTTCGTAACAACGGAACACGATAGTAAATAAACCCTCAAGGCAGACTTGATTATCAATCAACTTACCAACTGTTTTAGGTTTGATATTACCGTGATCATCTTCTTGGATATGCGACATAATATAAACAGTCACATCGTCAGATAATGAGCTGCAATGCTCGATTAAGCCTATATAGCTCTTGGCCATAGCAGTGAACTTGGTGTAGCCAGTTTCATCGACACGACGTAGTGATTCGTTTTGCATGAAGTAGTTTGAATCATCCACGATGATCGTCTTCTTACCGGCCTTAACTGCAGCGTCGATAACCTTGTGTATCATTGCGTAGTTGTCGCTGATGTATAGCGAACCAGCTGTGTTTTTTGAGTTGAACTTCTTACGCCACTCTGCAGATTTAAAGGGCAGTGACTTACCCTTGTTAGGCTGAATTAGTAGTGAGTGTTTGGCATCTTGATTTCTTAATGACGCACTCTTACCACTGCCAGAGCCGCCAATTATTAACGCTAGTACAGCCATTTAACTCCCGTGTAATTTTGGTAACTGATTTAAACCGACAAAAAAACCAGTAACGTGAGTTACTGGTTAGTGGTGCTTATTTAATTTTAAAGTCGATAATCTTAATTTTTACGTTGAGGTGTTCTATGATCACCTCGTCATTTTCTGAGTAACAATCCATATTTTAAAAGAACACCTATCCATAAATCTGAATACAGACTGCAGGATTAAAGATGTTCAAACAAGGTTAATTATTAAGATACGTGAACCGACAGCTCAAATTCAGGGGTGTTAATTTTAACGTCGCCCTTGGTTTTATTGACTCTAATCTCATTTTTCATAGACTGAATATAAATGGAACCATCTTCGTTAAAATTGCAGATATCAAATATCTTTGACAGGTTAATAATGAATTCCGCTCGATTATCATCAATGGTTAAATCTTTAGATAGCTCGGTGATTTTCTTATACAGATCTTCACGGCCACCAACCTGATTTATTACAGATATCTCCTGCTTAACCTCGCTTATTTCATCGCCAGCGACCTCTAATTCCATGCTGTTAGTTCTTAATTTCTCTTTGATAATATCACTCGGTAATTCTGATATTATTTCGGTGAGAGTTTCTATTTTAGACTCTAGTAATCGTTTACTTTCTTTTAATGCCATCAGCCTACCTTGAAGGTATCCGACACGTTCAATAGTTTCGTTTTGCGTTGGCATTTTATCAAGCAGTCCAGCTATAACGATGACTATTGCCTCAACGTATTTATATCTAAAGCTAGGCAGTGAACATTTTTTGTCATGGTATTTACGGCTAGAACAATTGAGATATCGATAATCCTGAATGGTGCCATTTAGTATCTCTTTTCTTTTTCCGTGCATGAATATGCTTGAGCCACAAACCCCACATTTTGCGATCTTAGTTAACAGGTTTGCCGTCTTTAAATTTGCCTTTATTGGCTCGGTGTTTTTTGTTGACCGCTTTTTAATTTCAGCTTGAACCAAATAAAATAGCTCTTTTGAAATGACGGCTGGATAAAAATTATCGTACTGAAATGTCCTAGCTTCAAGCAGGCCGTATGATGATTGGCTAATTAAAACCTGCCTAACTGATGTTTGGCCCCACGCTTTAGCTGACCCTAAAGTCTTAACATTTAACTTATTAAGGAGCTTTGCGGTTGCAGACATTGATTTAGTTTCTAGGTACTTTTCAAAGCATAATTTAACTGACACAGATAAATCATTTAAAATATATTTTTTATTAATATCGTCATAAGAGAACCATGACGGACTTTTGAGCTTTGGCTTTTCTCCCCTCTCTATAAGTTCCCTTTTCTTACTCCATATCTTAGTTGCTGAATTTGATTTTTTGATTGATTCGCTTTTAGCTTCCCAAAGCTCGAACATGCACAAGACGAGATTCATCGCTTCGGATATATTTTCTCTAGAGTATATAGTCTCATTACCTACGATTGAGAATTTAACCCCTGTTCCTATTAGCAACTTAAGCTCTTCGTAAACCTTTGATGCGTCATGCTTTTCAATACAGTTCATCTCGCTAATCAAGATGGTTAAGGTGATAGGTTCTAATAAATGCTCATAGATAAATGTTTTTATACATATTAATGAATCGAGGCAGTATCTATTTACCCTCCTCGAAATACCCAAGTTTTCAAAGCCGGAATTCTTAACCCACTCTGATTCTTTCTTAGAGATGTTCGATCCGTCTACAAAAGACCTGTAGAGAATTATGTTGTTTTCCATTATAAAAACCTAATTTTGAAGCCCTAATGTCTATATATATACCATACAAACATAGGGAATCAAAATAAATTACTCCAAGCATCAAAATAGCATTTATAGTTTATTAAATGTTTTAACGTCCATGATGCGGAAATCGTGCTTGTCTTCGGTGATTATGCGAATTGTTTGGCCCACGTTTAAGCAGTAATGTCCGCTACCTTTAAGCTTCATAAAGTTCATCTTGCCGTTTAAGGCTGCGCGAATGTAGTCAATTGCTTTGTAATGCAGTTTTAGGCTGATTTTCTTATCTGTGTTAATAACGACATTACCAAGGTCCGCTATGATCACCTGCTTGAGTGGTGACGTAAGCTGCTTTTGTTTTGTTACTTGCTCATCTTGTTCTACCGGATCAACGATGGCGGTTTCTTTAGGCTCAAGAAACAGCAGTTGAGACTCACCCTCGTCACTTTGGTCAATATCTAACGAGTTAAGAATATCTGCGTTGTCGTCGTGGTGTTCTAAGTGTAAATCCATATCTATAAGAGGCGTTATTTTTGGCTTTTTTTGCTGCGAACGAATGTAATTAGGCGGGTTTCGGATCTCGCCGTCTTTGTTTTGCTCTAAGTCTAAAAACAACTGTTTAGCGTTATGAATGAATTCTTTGCGAGTTATGCCAGTTGCATTTATTACCGCTACCATATCTTTACGAAGCGATGAAGGTTCTAGACGGTGGACCACGTTGACCAGCTTTCCATCTATATTATAGAACGCCCCATTGTACTTAGGGTTTGTTAGAGTCCCTAGGTTGGCTAGTTTATGGGTTAGCTTTCTGTGAATAGGTATTTTAGTGTCTAAGCATCGTGAGCGATTAATATTTGTTGCTGAGTGCAAGTCGTCAATGGTTAGGCCGCGCTCTTTTAGAAGATTTAATATTTCTGTTGACTCTTCTATTTTCTTCCATCGGTCTGACTCGGCCTTGTTCTTCTCATCAATAATGCCCTCGATCCCATTTAAAAACTTATCTTTAAACTTGGCCAATGATTCTTCACTATCGAATTCTCTAAATATCTGCTGCATGGTTTGCTTGTTTAAAAGCAGCTTGCACAGCATATCCTTCCTGTCTGTTATACCCACTGAATTTAGATTCATAGTTTAAATACCTGATTTTGTTGGTTAGTGATTCTTTATAAGATAACTTGAAAGTTTATATTTTGTAAGGAACTCAATAAAAAAATTGATTAATATCGATTAATATCCCCTGTGGGTAAATATTAATCAGGTATTTGAACAGATAGTGTTCATATACTAATATTCATATGTGATCAGATATTGATCGAATACGAGATCAGTTTGTGATCGATATAGCATATTTTATCTAAAACAGGCTAAACAATAAACATATGTATGTTGTATGTGTTTGATTCGTTTTGATTTAAAATTGCCAGCGCTACGCTTGCCCACTGCCTAAACCGTGTCGCCTAGATTTGAGGAAGAAAACTCAAATCACGACACTCTCAGTCAGTCTCACATCTATTTCAGTGCATGACATAGTATCGATTTGATACTATGTTTGATAATGAGCACTGGAAGCTTTGACGTTTCTTTGTCAAAACTGCAAGGGCTGCCATCGTGGTCAACGTCCGTAACGTAACGCTGATGCGTTAGTTTAATTGGTAAAGAAACCTAAAAGACGGCGATTGGCCCCCAAAACTCAATAGCGTAGCTACCCTTAGCTATTTAGCTAAAGGTTGCCACTATTAGTACACTTTTGTAAGTGAACTCTGTTAGTCGTTTAAGCGCTAACAGTTGGACGATTCAGCATCATTAAAATGCCCTAGACCTCGTTCGTCCACACTGGGTACTGTCTGTTAATACTATTAACATCGATCCTGTGAGCGGTTTTTGAGTTTGTGGCATGTCTAGTGTTTCCGTGGCTGGCCATTAATATTGCTCAGTTCTGTTTATCGTTACCACGGGCTACCCTCACGCTTTCCACTACGACTGCAACCGCGTTTCCTAATCCGCTCATTCTGGGTTAGGTACAAAATATCGTTTTTCCAATCATCCGGTCTTGCTGGCTGACGTTCTACAGTCGGGAATTTACCCCGAAAGCACTCTAAGTTGTAGGATTCATTGCAAAAGAGATAGATAAACATTTAATCAAATACCTTAAATATCAGGCATCTATGTTTTTTAGAGGGGTTTTATTGAAACTAAATTGGACTAAAAGAGGAGTTGTCTATATAATTACAGGACAAAACATCTTATAGATACAATTCAGCTCACCTCTTGAGCGCTCTATCTATACGCTGCTTGTAACCTTTCAAATAAAACGATCCGACCAAGAATGAGTTATTTGATTGGTAAAAAACGATTGAAAAGAAAAGCTGATTCTAACGAGTCGGCTTTTTTTTCGTCTTCAAAACGCATCCTATATGATCCTTTATAATTGATCAAGATCTTTATTTTCAATAAAACACCAATAAATTACACACGGTGTGTGTCAAACGCCTCTATTTAGTGTATTATGGCACACATTGGACACACACTGTGTGTCACGTTATGGTTAATAAATGGGATCTGGATCATGATTATTTTACTTGGTAATAGAAAGGGTGGTTGCGGTAAGTCAACTATATGCGTAAATCTTGCCGCGCATGTAAAAAACAATATGAAGTCTAGCTTGGTGATATTAGATTCTGATAGGCAGGAAACAGCGTCTAACTGGACGGAAGATAGAGAAGAGAACGAAAGCGATTTAAAGTATATCCCCTTAGTTCAGAAATACGGGAAGATTAAAAACACGATTGTTGAACTAGCTAAAAAGTATGATCATGTGGTAGTTGATGTTGCCGGCCGTAACTCAGATGAAATGAGATCAGCAATGATGGTGGCAGATGTTATGGTCATGCCTTTCAAACCGTCAAAGGGTGATTTTGGAACTATACCGGACATGTTGGAAGCTTTAGAAGAAGTGGCAGAGATAAACCCGAAGCTTAGGGCTGTTGCTATGCTTAACATGTGTAATACATCCGTTACCAATAAACATGAAAATAGACAATGGCGAGAAATATTAGAGCAAATTGATGTATTCGAATTAGCGCCTAATATTTATGATCGTAAGGCTTATCGTGATTGCCTTTTAACTGGTGAAGGTGTTTACGAGATGAAAAACAAACAAGCTAAAGAAGAAATTGAATCACTATTTAAGGTTATTTTCAAATGAGTAATAAACCATCGTTAGACGGAATCATGAAGAAGAAGAATAAAAACAAACTTGATGACGAATTAACTAATGAAGAAAGCACTTTTATGCTTGGCTCTGATGATTCAAAGGGTAGCGAGAATGCTGTTAAGTATCCTTGGCGCGATGATTCATTAGCTAAATCTTTTCAGGCGAAGAGCGATGAGAAGGCGCTGCCTCAAATCGGCACTAGAACAAATGTCCGTTGCCCTGAATGGCATTATGAAGTTGCAACTTGGTTTGCTGCAAATAGCAATATATCACCAAATACAACGCATGGCGTTTTAATCCAAGCTATCGCCATCGGACTTGAGGCGTTAATAGAAGAAGAAACAAGTACAGAATGGAAGTGACACACGGTGTGTGTCATTTTATAAGAAAATGACACACGGTGTGTGCGTAATGCTTTACCTTTGGCACACGATGTGTGTATAATGGCCCTGTCTTAACGGATACGGGCCATTTTTATTACGCCCACAAAAAAGCCCCGAAAGTGAACAGACTCGCGGGGCTTAGGTGGCGCATCCATGCGCAAATAATGACGTCAATAAGTCTATATGGAAAAACTGACACATGAATGATACACATAATGCTAATTTTTTAAAAGCGTCAATCTTTATCACTGGTGCTGTAGTTGCTTATTACAGCGGAACGCTTACTTATCAATTTATGTCAGACCTATCGCCTACATTAGGCAAGATCGGCATATTATTCGAATTTATCAAATTCTTTCTTCCAATGATCGTCCTGTATGCGTTCAAGGCGGACAAAAGAATGCGTGGCTATGTGTTATCTTCAATCGGACTACTGTTGATCGCCATGAGCTTTACAGCGTCATTTATCGCTGTTGATACCGGATTCGATAAGAATCGTAAGGAATCAGCAGAGTTTCTAGCGATAAATCAGCGCATAGAGATGCTTTCGACCCAAGCTAAACGTGTGACAGAGCAAGCGGCTGGCCTGCCTGTTAACTACATAACCAAGCGTGAACGGTTAAACGACAAGGCTGCATCTATTGAAAACGATATAGCATCTCTTATTGATACCCGTGCATCATTAACAACGGATAGCATTGCTGACCAGTTTGGTAAACAAATTGCCGTGGCCGCCGCTGTGATTATTGAACTGCTGACCATAGCGACAACGATTGCGCTAAGTCTTTTATCAACTAACAAAGAAACTGCAGCACCGGTTAAGCCTGTTGTTAAGCAAACTAAAAAACTAAAGGAAACTAAAATGAAGAAATTATTAATCGGCGCTGGCCTGTTGGCCGCAACATCTTCACCTGCAATGGCTGTCAATGCAGAAAGATTTAATTTAGCGGTGTGCGTTGATGCGTCATTTGTACATGGATACAACTCTTATAATGCGATGAAAACCGTTTGGACTAATAAGTATGACCACCTTCCAACATTCGAAATGGATGCGTATGAATTCCAAGGTCGGGGTTTCAGAAAGCAGCAGATGATGACAACCGGTAAATCAAGAGATCAGGTTAGAAAAGAAAACTACGCAGACAGAAATTGCGCGAGGTTTCTATAATGGAATTCGACATAGTAGTTAAAAACAAAGTTAAGCTAGAATTTGATGAGTTTTACGAGGCGGAAAACTTATCAAAGGCTAAAGCGAAAGCAGCTCGTAATGCGGATAATAAGCACACTATTATTTATATTCGCGAGACAGCAGTGGAAGGTAAGTTGCTTTCAACTAGAATAGGCGGCGTGTGGTCTGATGCTGATTAAAGCATGTGTTAACTCTGGTTTTTGCTGCTTAAAATCACCTTGCGGATTTGGTAAGAAGGCTGATGATCATAACGGGTGCGTGTATGTTGTCTTTGATGATAAAGGGCAATCAAACTGCTCAATTGCAGAAGAGATTATGAAATGTCCTAGCTCTAAGGTATCACCGGCATTCGGGGCAGGGTGTTGTATGGGGCTGTTTAACGATAGGCGTAATGATGTAATCGAAAGGTTACATGGTGGCGTAGAACAATATATAGAAGTGGATTACGAATTTTAATATTTATAAACTAATTAACTAAACAATGAGAAAAAAATGAAAAAATTACTAACCTGCATTGCTGTTATTTCTGCCTTAACTTTATCTGGCTGTACCACTAGAATTGCAGATTTAACTATAGCGTCAAGTAAGAATATGAATCTAAAATCAAATGGTTTAGTCGTAGGTGGCAGGGTTAAAGATGAAGACTCTGTGCCAATTATTATAATCCCGATTGGGACTCCAAACGTAAAAGAAGCTGTCGATAATGCAATTGAGCAAAATAAATGCGCGGTAGGTCTAGCTGATGTTGTTGTTGATCAAACTGTATTTATATTTCTAGTGGTTGGGTTTGCTTCTTTGGAAGTTGAAGGGAATTTAATTATTGACCGTGAAAAAGATGGTTGCTCTGAGTACCATGCGGGATCAGATAAGCCAGTTAAAAAGTATATAGAATCAAGAACTTATTCTTAAATAAATTAGCCCCGCAATGAAGCGGGGCTTTTTATTACCAGTATAAAGCTACTGTGAAATCGGTATCTACCTGAGCGGCTGAGAAGTCAAATATTCTGACTTCTGGATAACCACCAGTGTAATCACCAACAGCTACATGGGCCACACTGCCATGATGCGCTGAGGGAATAAGAGTCGAATTTGAATTAGCAAAGACGAAAGACCCAACCTGTAATTGATACTGCCCAGTTGTAAGCTTGACAATATTTATGTTACCTGTGTATGACCCGTGACGACTTAACAATGCGCCTGTAGACGATACGGTCATCTGTAAAGAATGGCCCATACTATGCACAGTAGTTTTCCGGTGGCCGCCTAATGTAGTCCAAGTACAGCCGCGAGGTGAGGCTGACTGCGTAAACACAAGTTCATTATTAGGATTCACCTCGATTGAGGATTCACCTTCGAACAAGTGTATATCGCCCACCTGTGATTCAAGGGTAGCAGGGAGGTTGGAGCCATTTACAATAGTGAATTGAGTGCCTACTGCAAAAGTCCCTTTAGGCATGTACATGGTGACTTCATTGGGAATGGTAGGGATGTTAAAGCGAATGCTCGCCTCTATATCCTCACGATGAAATGTTCTGCTGCTATTTGTCGCAGTGAAGAAAGTTGTATCTCTTATCCAAAAATCTTCATCGGCAGACGATGTTGATCCTGACGAGTGGATAATAAAACTTGTTGTATAACTTGCCGTATTGAATGGTATTCCAAACGATTGAACACCGTCAATATATAACCTTGCTTCCGTATCGCCAGCACCAAGAATTACGCTATACGTATGAAATGCAGAAGCAGGTATAATAGCAGTGCCACCGCCTGTCTCTGCAGTAATCGTCAAGTCATCACCAGAAACGGCCATGAACAACAACCAACGGCCTGCAGTGCCTTTGAAATCATCAGTCACTTGGATGTATTGAGTTGTGCTACCTGCA